CCGTCGGCCGCGAACGCAGCCTCGACCTGGGCGCACGTCGAACTGACCGTCACCTTCTCCTTCCCCCGACTCGTCGGACGTGGAGCCTGAGATGAGCCTCTCCGCGAACCCGAAGTTCGACACGAACACGTACCTCAACGTCTACGACGGCGGATCGGCCTCGATCATTCGGATCCCGTACGTCGACAAGGACGTCAAGATCAGCGGGCTGATGAAGGTCTGCAACGCGGTCCAGCGGGCGGATGCGCGCGGCGGGTTCCTGGGCGTCGGCTACGGCGATCCGACGGTGCCGACGATCACGCTGTCCGAGGAGATCACGGACCTGATCGCGGCCTCGGCGCCTGGCCCGCTCCGGGACTTCCTGACGCAGACGGGGTCCTACGTGAACAACGTGTCGACGCTCGGCTCCGGGCACATGTACACGGTGCACCTCGAGCAGGTCACGAAGGGCGCGGCGCTCGGCGACTCCGACATGACGCGCAAGCTCTGGAACGTGCTGTTCGACAAGTACGACTACGCGAACGGCGGCCCCAACAAGCACGCGTGGACGGGCCAGATCCTCGGGGTGCCCGGGTTCTGGGGCGGCTCGGTCGGCGGCGCCGGCACGATCGTCAGCCTCAACGGCTTGATCGAATGCCGCCGCATCGATCAGGACGGCTACTAATGGAACCGATCCAGACCGCGTGGCCGCTCGGGAAGTACACGACGAAGCTGGTCGCACCGGTCAAGTTCAGCGACCGGTGGGGCATGCAGCTCGCCATGCAGGACGCGATCGGGCGCACCGATCTGTACGTGTTCACGATCGCTGCCGCGATCGCCGTCTGCGATCTCGAGGTCGCCGGCTACGTCGACAAGGCCGCGCCCTTCGCCCGCCGACAGGGTCTCGCCGCATACGGGGAGGCGGTGGTCGACTACCTCGTTGGCCTCGATCCGCCGGCGACCGAGGAGGAGATCCTCGCCGCAGGTCATGCCGCCGTCGCGCTGTGCCGAAAGAAGACGGTCACCCAGGCCAAGATCGATGAGGCCAAGGGTTTTTCGAGTCCCCAGCCGGATGCTTCGACCTCGAGCAGCTCGACGTCGAGCACGACTGGGGACAGCCTCCCGGCTGGCTGGGCACCCTCGACCCCGACGATGCCGCCCGACTGATCGCGCGGCACCGGCTCCGCCGGCTGGAGGAACACCGTGCCCGTCACCCTGCAAGGTAGCGTCACCACGCTCGGAGCTCGCGCGAAGGACTCGGCGCCGCGGGTGACCGGGCGGGTGTTGGTGCAGGGGGTGAGTCGGATCGTCGAGTCCGCGCGGGGTCCCTGGCCCGTCGACACCGGGGCGTCGCGCGCGTCGCTCGGGTTCGTCTTCAACGGGAAAGAGGTTCGGATCGAGGCCATCTACTACGCGCCGTACATCGTCAGCCACGGCGTTCGCCCGTGGGAGTCCTACCTGGTGGTCCCGCTCGTTCGCTTCATCCAGTACGAGGGACCGCAAGCGCTCGGCGCGGCCTACATCGAAGCCCTCGCGCGGACGGCCTGATGCCCGACGTCGTTGGCCGGGGAACCATCGTCCTCGACGGGGACACGACCGCCGCCGATCAGGCGTTGGCCGCGAGCTCGGCGGCGGCCAACAAGACTGCCAAGTCGATGAGCGACTCCTACACGGCGGAGTTCAACAAGATCACGTCCGTCGGTGCGTTCGCGGCCCGCCAGGTGGGAGGGGAGTTCGGGAAGCTCGGAACCGACGTGAACCGAATCGTGAAGCCGCTGACGATGGTGTCGGCGGAGCTCGGCGCGATCGGCGCCGCAGCGGTCGGGGTCGGTGCAGTCGGCTACGCGATGGCCTCTCTCGCACGGTCGGCCGACGAGGCTGACAAGCAGCTCGAGAAGCTCGGGATCCGTGTCGACTCTGGCGCTCAGGCGAACATCGAAGCCTACCGCAAGGCCCAGCAGAACCTCACGGTCCAGATCGACGAGACGAAGGTGGCTGTCGGTTCTGGGTTCGCAGAGGCGTTCGCGATCTTGGACCAGGCGTTCGCGACGGACCTCGGGTGGGTCACGAAGTACGCCGAGAAGATCGCCTCCACCAAGGTCGACGTGATTCTCCTACACACGGCCCTCGACGGGCTCGCGAAGGCTGTCGGCATCGATCCGAAGGCTGCGCAGGCGGAAGCCGAGTACACCGCGATGCTCGAGTACCAGGGCACCGTCGTCCTCCCCAAGAACGCCGAGGAGCTGCGCCAGTTGATCGAGGCACAGAACAAGTCGGTGCAGGGCGACAAGGAGGCCGATCAGATCCTGGCCAGCCTCAACCAGCAGCGGGCGACGGCAACCGAGCAGCTCAAGACGTTGACGGCCTCGATGAACCGGGAGCTACTGGACCCCCAAGGTCAGATCATCGCCGACCTGACCGATCGGTACGACAAGATCGGGCAGATCGCCTCGAAGACAGGTGAGACGGCGCAGGTGTCAGCCGCCTACACAGAGGCGTCGTTGGTCGCAGAGAACCGGCTGACCCATGCACAGGACGAGCGGATCGCGGCGATCGAGAAGGAAGAGAAGGCGTGGGCCGATCTCATTTGGAAGTTCAAGCACGACTCAGCCGATCTGCAGGCAGAGGTCAAGAAAGACACGGACACGCTCACGCTGGAGATCAAGACGGGCGCTGGCGCGATCGATCTGTACCTCCAGGGTGTCGCCGGACAAGAGGACCAGCTCACCGCGCAGATCCTGGGCAACATCGCGACCGTTGAGCAAGGCTACGTGACCTCGCTCCAGAACCGGATCAACGCCGGCCAGCAGCTCACCGACGCGCAGATCCGCCAGGGCAATGAGGCGATCGTCGCTCAGAAAGCTCTGTCCGAGGTGCAGGCCGGGATCTCGGCGACGCTGGCGGGTCTCGCGACCTACACGGCGCTCGTGATGGAGTTTGTCCCACCGCCGGTCGCCGCCGGGTTTGGCGTCGCGGTTACGGCCTCCAGCTTCGCCGCTGCCGTCGCCGGGATCGAGTCGGGCTCACCGGCCTTCTTCTCGTACCCGTCGAGTGAGGGCTCGGGCGACGTCCGCCAGAACGGGCAGGGTCAGCCAGGGTTCGACTCGACGACGGGACAGGGGATCGTGAAGACGACCCCGAACGTGCAGGGCGACGACAGCGGACCGGTCTCGAGTCCGAAGGGAGGACAGGGCGCCCAGAACCGCTCTCGCAACGGCCCCGACTACGTGGTCGGGATCGATCCGGCGTCCTCGCGGCTGGTGATCCGCACGAACCGCCCCGGGAAGCGTGACCGCCGGAGCCACCGGTGAGCGCGCTCCCTCCCAGGTTCTGCCTCGCGCTCCTCAGCCGGGCGCTCTCGAGCGACACCCTCGCGGACACGGGGGCCGGCACCCGGGACTCGGCGTATACCCAGGACGGCCCGGGACCAGGCACGCCCGTTCCGCAGGAGGACGGCTCGACGTGGCGCCCCTCGATCGCAGAGGCGCAGTCGGTGGGCCTCACGGTCGCGACCGCTCGCGGCGCCTACCCGGGCCCAGACGGCGCGCAGGTGTTGTACCGGCTCGAGTCGGACACCGGCGCGAACGACTACCGGAGCTGGCAGGATCCGGTGCTCATCACCGGCTGGTCGGCCCCGACGGACGGGTGGGGCTCGGGCGCTCCGTGGGACCAGATCACCGCGACCGTGATCGCCGAGACCGGCGTGCTGATCATCGTCGCGGTCGACCAGTCCACCGGCGACGCCCAGACGTGGAGCTGGGATCCGCGGACCGACACGTGGACGACGCTGTACGACTGGGACGCGGGCGCCGCCGACGGGTTGGCACTCCCGGTCGGTCTCGCGTACGACCAGGTCCGCGGCAAGCTGCTCCTGTGGTCGGGCTACAACGCAGGCGGTGTCCGCCAGCAGACCGCGTACCAGTCGACCGACGGCGGAACGACGTGGACAGTCTACTCCCGCGGGTTCGCGACAGGCTTCTCGGCGGGCGCCTTCGCAGCGACCGGCCAGTACTTCCCGGTCCTGGGCGATGACCTCGACTGGATGATGGTCGCGTTCGAGAAGGCGAACGATCTCACGGGCGCTGCGGCCCACCTGGCGAGCAGCGATGGCGGCATCACCTGGGATCTGATCACCGATCTCGGGGCGACGACTCGCCCGGGTCAACTCCTGCGTGGGCCCGCCGGGTTCGCGTGGGTGCACGTCGACTCGACCGACTCGAACCACCTGAAGGTGCGCCTCGCCGCGCACGCACGCGCCCAGCTCGCGACCGAGATCGTGATCGACGACAGCCGGGGCTACTCGAGCACCTGGTCCTGCGCGGACGCCGACGGCACGATCTACGCGATCGCCCGAGGCGCCACGGGCGGCGCGACGCTCGGCAAGCTGTACGCGTTCCGGTCGGCCGACGGCGGCATCACCTGGACCGCGTACGGCTGGCTCGTGTTCGACTCGGGGTCGGCCTCGCACTACTTCGAACCGTACGCGGCCGTGGCGGCGCAGGGTCGGGTCCACCTCGTGGGCACCGTGATCGGCACCGGATCGCCCGGCACGGTCCAGGTGCTCTCGCTCGGCGGGTGGAGCCAGGTCGCGCACGGGCCGGGGACCACGAACTACGTCCGAGACCCGCAGCACCGGTTCGGCTGGGGCGGTGCCGACGCGAGTGCCACCAACGGCTACGCGCTCGCGTACCTGCCGATCTCGGCGCCAGGCAACGTGGGCTGGTCCGCGATCACGAGCACCGGATCGGCCTCGCTGGTCGCGACAGCGCCGGGGCTGCATGTCGTCACGACGGCGGGCCAGGGGTTCACCTGGGAGGCGCAGAGCAGCAACAGCGCCACCTACGCCGCGGTCGATGTCGACGTGCAGCTCGACGCCTCGGGCAACGTGACGTTGTCGACGCTCGGCACCGCGGGCGGCGGCGTCGGCTTCCAGGTCGCCATGAGCAAGGCAGGTGGCGCTGGCTGGTTCTACGTCTGCGCCGTCGATGTAGGCAGCGACGGTATCCAGGTGCGGGATGCCGTCACCTCGGGGACCCCGACGATCCGATCGACCGTGGCGCTGGACATGACCAGCCAGCCGACCCGGATCCGCGTCCACCTCACGAAGGGGATGGCCACCGTCTGGTACAGCCGCGACTACGGCACGACGTGGACCCGATTGAGCAACGGCGTCACGATCACCGACAACGGGACCGGAATCGCGCTCGGCGGAGACCTATTGCTCTGGGGAAACCAGACGACTCAGGTGGGCAAGGCGACCTGGCGCCTCGTGGGGTTCGCCGCCGCGGCTGATTGGCAGTTCGGAACCGACGGGATCAACGCCGTCGGCGACAGCCCGGCAACCGGCCCGCTCGGCCACGCGTTCGGCAAGTCGGTCTCGCCACCGTCCTCGGGCGGCTACCCGATCCCCGAGGGCACCGCGGCCGGGGAGGATCTGGCGCTGCTCTCGGCGACGGGCGGCCCGACCGATGTGGGCGAGATCGTCGATCTGCCGGTCGCGCATCAGTACGGCGTCGAGAACATCGACCCGATCGTGTCGCCCTCCCCCCGGCGGACCTGGCGCGCCCTCGACGACTCGACCGTCGCGTTCGTCTGGGACCAGGGCGCGTTCCAGCACCGGTCCTATGGCGGCGCCCTGGCGCTCGTGGTCTCGGGCACGCCGCGGCAGTGGGCCCTCGAGATCGACGACGGCGGATCGGGCTGGACGACGCTCGGCACCCTCGATCTGGCGGCCGGGACGGGGCTCACCTTCACCCGGGTCGGGCGCACGATCGCGCCCGATACCGGGACCGCGACGCTCTCGCGGCGGTTCGCGGAGAACGAGCTCGCGGGCGGGACCTGGACCTTCGATGACGGAACGTGCCGCCGGATCGCGGGTAACACGGGCGGGTTCTGGACGAGCTCCTCGAGCTTCAAGCAACTGTCGATCCTGCTCGACGACATCGACGGCAGCGAGCCCTCGTCGGGCAGCGCCGGGATCCTGTGCGCACCGATGGGCGTGCTCGTCGTCTACCCGTCGAGCCAGCTCCGGCGCCGGTACCTGCGCGTCACCGCCGCTGGATCGCAGCCGTGTCCGGGCGGTGTCTACGAGGCCGGGTGCGTCGCCGTGGGCCGCCTCGTGGCGCTGTCCGACCCCGAGTGGACCTGGTCGTCGACCACGGGTCTCGTGCGTCGCTTCTCCACGGCCACCGATGGTGTCACCACCGCGACCGAGCTCGGCCCCGCGGTGCGGACCCTGACCTACACCTGGGGTCGCGCTCCGCTCGCCTGGGCGCAGACGCTGGCCTCGGCTCCAGACGTGTTCCAGGGCTCGGGCGGGATCCCGATCGGGTCGGCGCTCAACGCTCCGATCGATCTGCCGGGGATCGTCGAGGAGCTCGAGCAGGGTGCCATCCCCTGCCTCGTGATCCCGCGCGGACCCGCAGCGTCCGCGAGCGCCACCGACCGGCGCCTGTTCCTACTCGGCCGGGTGTCGAGCGCCTCCCTCCAGATCAGCGGCGCCTCGGGCGCCGAGGGCGTCAGCGAGATCGTCAGCGGCCCGACGTTGTCCTTCGCGGAGCTGCGGTGATCACCGCCTACTGGCTGCTGGAGGTCACGATCGACGGGCGAACCTTCCGCTGGTCGACGACCCGGGTCGTGGTGGACGCCATCGTCTACCAGGCCGGGCTCGAGGATCTCCAGGCCGAGGTGGGGACCGACCAGGTGTCGGTCTCGATCGTCGATCCGTCTGTCGACTGGCCGAGCCTCGCCCCCGCGGCCGACGGCGGATCGGCGGTCCTGCGGCGCTGGCGGACCGATCAGGCGATCGGGCAGGCGATCGAGATCACGAGCGGGGAGCTCCGCGTCGAGTCGTGGGGCGCTCGCGACGACGCCTTCGTCGCGACGATCCTGCGCACCGTCGGGACGACGCTCGGCACCGCGGTGCCCGACGTGACCTCGACGATCACCTCGGAGACGTGGCCCGACACCGATCCGGGCTCGGTGATGGGCGACGAAGGCAGGATCTACCCAGTAATCCTGGGCTATCCGGGCCGGATCGACGAGGACACGCTGGTGCCGGTAGTGCCGCTCCCGCTCGGGCAGTGGAACGACGACAGCACGCTCACGATCGCGATCGTGGCCGAGGACGGATCGCAGTCGATCACGTCCGCTGCGATCTACAACGCAGCGACGGGCGGCACGACGACCGAGACGGTCTCAGCCGGCTCCGACCAGCTCGGCCACTCGATCCGGTTCTGCGGCTTCCAGGCCGGATCGCCAGCCTGGCCGCTCACCTCCGACCAGCCGCGCGAGCTGTACGCGGCGTTCTCGCTCGCGGGCGGCGGCGGACCGCGGACCGCGTACGAGGTGCTCGTCTCCGGCCTCCAGCGCTGGGCCCGCGAGTCCGCGGACTGGTCGCGGCTGCCCGAGGTGCAGGCGGGCCTCGAGCGCTTCCTGGTCGACACCTGGATCGATGCGGGTCAGGCCGACTTCTGGAGCTGGTATGGCTCGGCGCTGCTGCCGTTCCTGCCGTACGAGATCCGGGTCTCGGCGCGCGGTCACTACCTCGTCGAGACCCGGTACGCCTCGGATCCGAGGCGCCAGGTCCGCTCGATCTCGGCCGACCGGGGCGAGGCGACGATCGCGTCGGCGATCAGCCTGTCCGACGGCGGGCCGTACAACGAGTTCGCAGCCAACTACCGCCACAACCGCGAGGGGGATCCGCTCGGCAGGATCCTGCTGACCGGTCGGGATGGCGTCGTCTCGGCGCGGGAGCTCGGCGCGAACGTGGACGCGCTGGTCACGACCGCGGTTCGCTCGGAGCTCTGCTCGCGATCCGAGTCGAAGTACGGCGCCAGGCCGGCGCCCGTTCTCGAGCTCGACTGGTGCTGGGACGAGGGGACGGCCATCGAGGTGCTGTCCTGGATGGCCGAGCGCGACGCCCTGCCGGCCCGGATGGCCACCTACACCATCCCCGACGGCGACACCCTGCGCGAAGGGCAGGAGGTGTCGCTCACCGACACCCCACGAGGGCTCGTCGGTGCCGCTGCGATCGTGACGGGCCCGCCGCTGTTGACCAGCACCGGCGCAGTCGTCGACTTCCGGATCCCGGCATGACGCTACGAACCAGATGGGCACGCATTCCTGGCAGCAAGTGCGGCCTCATCGGCGCAGTTGTAGACGCCGAGGCACTCGTCGGTCTCGTGCAGAAAGTGGTCGTCCTGCCAGCCCCACTTGTAGCGGTACCCGACCTGACCGTTGTTGTAGACGGTCCAACACTGCCAGATCGAGCAGTCCTGGCCGGCCGGGTAGGGCTCGCAGCCGGTCGAGCCGGGCTCTCCGTCCACGGGAGCGGGCTTGCAGGCAAACAGCGACAGCAACCACAGCATGCGACCTCCGTGCAGAGGTTCGCACGAACCCGGGATTTCTTTCCACTTGAGGTGAGCCATGTCGCGTGAGGCATCTGGAACGTTCAGGGTCGAGGTCCAGGTCGAGGAGCGGCTGACCGGTCGCGGCTCTGGCTCCGACCCCACCCGCCAGCAGCACAATTTCGCTCACACGCGCAAGCTCGACAACGGAACGTCGACGAACCAGATCGACCGCGTCTACTCGGGCACGGTGTCTGCGCTCGACACTACGGGCGCCACGATCGACCTCTCTGGCTCGGTGGCCGACGTCGCCGATGGGTCGCTGACCGTCGCGTTCGCCAAGCTCAAGACGCTGGTGGTCAAGAACACTGGCAGCAACAACCTGGTCGTCGGCGGCTCGACGCACTCGATCGCACTCTTCGCCGACCCTTCCGACAAGCTCGTGCTTCTGCCTGGCGCCTGCCACGCGTTCGATCTCGGCGACGCAGGACTTACGATCGTCAACGGCACGTCGGACGAACTCAAGCTTGCCGCGGCATCGGGGACTACCGACTACGTGGTGCACGCGACTGGCACGAGCGTCTGATCCGTGCCCAATCGCGTCGCCCCCACCGGACCCTGGATCGCCGCCGTCGACCCGACGTCGGGAGAGGACCGGTCCGCGGGCTACACGGTGGGCGACTGCTGGATCAACACGGCGACGCCCTCGATCTGGAAGCTCGTCGATCACGGCACCGGCGACTGGCGGCAGGTGTACCCGGGCGCGGGCGGGGGAGGCGGCTCCGGCACCACCATCACCATCAACGGGGCCTCGGTCGCCGCGACCGTCAACCTCAACGACACTACCCCCGCAGGCAGCGCGAGCCACCTCAACGTCAAGTGGCAGCTCGCGGGCGGTGGGGCGAGTGCCTCGGCCTACGTGCCGATCGACGCCGCCACGCTGGTCGTGTCGGGCGGCAACCTGGAGGTCGGATCGATCGCCGAGTCGCAGGTGACGGGGCTCACCTCCGATCTCGCTGCGCTCCAGCCGCTCGACTCCGACCTGACGGCGATCGCGGCGCTGACAGGCTCGGGGTTCTCGGCGCGGGTCGGCGTGAGCTCCTGGACGCTCCGTACGATCGCGGGGACGGCTCCGATCGTGGTCACGAACGGGGACGGCGTCTCTGGCGCCCCCACGATCTCGGTCTCCGCGGCGACCACCTCGACCCCGGGCGTCGTGACGCTCGCGACCCCGAGCTCGGACACGACGGCGGGCCACGTGGTGACAGCGGACGACACCCGCCTGAGCGACGCCAGGACCCCGACCGGCTCGGCGGGCGGCGACCTCACCGGCACCTACCCGAACCCGACGATCTCCCCGACCTACACCGCCCTCGCGCAGGCGCAGGCGATGGCCCTGATCCAGGGCCTGTACCTCTACTAGGAGCCCCAGTGGCCGCCAACAACCTCCCCGTCTACCCGTTGACGCCGAACACCGGTGCCAAGAACGTGGTTCTCAGCACCGGGAACACGACCAAGGACGGCACGGCCGGCACCACGCTGCTCTTCACCGCGGGAGCGAACGGTTCCCGGATCAAGTTCATCGAGCTCCACGCGACCGCCTCCAACGTGGCGTCCCTGTTGAGGGTGTTCCTCAACAACGGGAGCACGGTCGGGACTGCCGCGAACAACATCTTGATCGGCGAGCTGGCGCTGCCGATCACGACGCTCTCGGAGACGACACTCTCGGGCCCGCCGATGATCTTGCCCATGAACCGCGAGCTCGCGGCCGGGGAGAAGATCTACGTCGTGCTCGCGACGGGGGCGACCGGGTGGGCCTGCTCGGCCTGGGGCGAGGACTTCTGATGGTCGCTCACCTCAACGTCTTCGCGCGGACCAAGCGCCTCGTCCTCCCCGGGGATCCGGACTTCGAGCTCCCTCCGGACGGCCGCTGGGAGGGTCGCCTCTCCCCAGAGTGGTGGTCTCGTCCGCTCTGGCATGCGCTGTTCGGCGAGTTCCCGATCGGGGACCGCAGCCGGATCTGGCTCTTCGGACCGCACAACACGCTCTCGCCGCACTACGAGCCCTGGCAGGTCCCCCCGAACGCAGGGACCGGAGCGTTCTGGGCGATCAACGGCGGTGGGGGTGGTGGAGCCGGGATCGGCGCCGCCGCGGGAAACACGCGCCAGGGCGGAGGCGGTGGAGCCTCAGGCCCGTTCGGGCGGGTGTTCGTCCCCCTGGCGCTCGTGCCTCGGGTGCTCTACGCGCGCGTCGGCCCCGGCGGGACCGCGGGGATCGTGGGCGTCTCGTCGGGATTCGCCGGCAACGGAGGTCAGTCCGCCTGGTGCGTCTACCCCTCCGCCAGCAACGCCGCCGCGAACCAGGACTCCCTGATCCAGGGCGGGTCCATCTCGGCAGGCGGGAACGGTGGGGCGGTTGCCGCGGGCGCGTCGGGCGGAGGGGGTGGTGGGGCTGCCGGAGGTGCTGGGTTCTGGGCGGCCCACGGCTACGGCGCGACGGGCCTCGCAGGGATCGCCGGCGGCAACGGAGGGTCGGGCAACGGCGCTGTGCCGGGGGCGGGGACAGCGCTGTTCGTGACGAGCCCGTTCCACTCCGGGTGCGGGGGTGGGTTCGTATCGAACTTGAACGTGGCCAGCGTCGGAGGCGGGTACACAGCGAGCACGGCCTACGGCTTCCCGAGCTCGGGTGGGGCCGCGACGGGTGCGAACGGAGCGAACGGGTTCAGCACGGCCCCTTGGAGCGCCTGGAACACGGACGCCTGGTACTGCACGGGCGGGACCGGCGGCGGCGGCAACGCCGGCGGCACCGGAGGCCAGGGCGGATCGGCCGCCTGGGGCTGCGGCGGCGGCGGTGGCGGGGCAGGCACGACCGGCGGCAACGGCGGGCGCGGGGGCGACGGACTCTGCGTCGTGATCGTTTGGTAGCGGCCTCTCGAGACCGCCGTCGAACGGCCATCACGGCCGGTCGACGTATCGACAATTCTGTTATTCTCTCGTCACGACTGGAGGTCGCGTGTCGTCTGCAATCTTGTCCGGTCTCCCGCTTGCCGACTTGGAGGAGTTTGCCCAGCACGCGCTGACCGGCAGCGTCAGCGTCGACGCGGTCGTCGACGAGCTGCTGAAGCTCGCGAAGGACACGGGGATGCTCGCCCAGGTGCCGGCCCCGTGGAACGCGCTCATCGCGGACGTTGGTTCGCCGGTCCTCAAGATCGCGCTGCGCTGGCTGGTCAAGAGCGTCGAGCGCAAGCTGGGCCGGGCCTCCTGATGGTCCAGGCCCTCCTCGTCTGCGTGGCGCTGCTCAGCGCGGTGCTCCTCGTCGTCGCAGAGCGGAGGGGCTGGTGATCGCCGTGATGCTGCTGCTCGCGGCGTCCGCGTACGCGCAGGACAACCAGTGGCCTCCCCCTGAGGTCTCGGACCGCGGCCCGATCCAGGTCGATTCGGTCCCTTCCGTGGCCCCCGAGGCGTCGACCACGTCCTGGGGGCTGCACGACTACGCGGACGCGATCGGCTGGGCGATCGGCGGAGCGGCGACGGCGATCGGCGCGTGTCACCTCCGCCTGCGGTTCTTCCCCGGCGGGATCGACGTGTCCGGCGGACGAGGGGACCCCGATCCGGAGCTCCTGTCGGAGGTTCGCGCGCTCCGCGAAGAGCTCGCAGTGGCCCGGCCGCTTCTGGAGGGGCTCCTAGCGAGCCGGACGGCACCCGCTGGATCGCCACCACCCCAGCCGGAGCCAGCGCCGGTGAACCCGGATCCAGCCCCGCTGCGAGGACCCAGGCCGCTCATCGTCCCGCTGGGCTCGTGACCCCGAGCCCGGACGCCATCGCGCGGATCCGGCAGCGGCTCGACGGTGCGCCGCTCCCGTTGGCGGAGGCGCGCGCCCGCGGCGGCCCGATGATCGCACCGGACGGCCGTGAGCTCTCGGAGTCCGAGTACGCGGGCTACCGGATGGTCCAGGCCGACTCGCAGCTCGAGATGCTGGAGGAGTTCCTCCGCGAGCCCAGGGCGTTGGTCGAGATCCCGGACCTCCGCCCGATCCCCGTGTGGGCCTGGGCGCTGGCGCTCTCCGCCGCGGTGGTCCTGCTGATGGGGCAGGCGTTCCTGGGCCTGCTCCTGATGATCCTCTGGATCAAGTTCTGATGGGCGGCCTGGGCCCAGACGGTTCGCCGCTGCCAGCCGGCGACACCTACCACTCGCTCGAGACGATCAGCGAGGACTCGTCACCGGACGGGCCCTGCGAGGGCGAGCTCGTCGAACCGCCACCGCGGCGACCCGTTCCGAGCCGGTCGGGCCTACCGCTCACCGAGGCGGTCGGTCGGCTGTGGTCTCGATCCACGGACCAGGAGCGCCGCGTCGATCGCCTCGAGCTGGCCGTCGGGATCCTCGCAGCGGCGCTGCTCGTCCAGGCGGTCCTGATCGTCGTCCTGCTCTGGCTCAAGTTCTAGGAGGTCGCGTGCCCACCTGGTGGCCGTTCGGCCGGAAGCCCTCCACCCCCCTCGACTCCCCGCAGCGGATCGAGACCCCACCCGTGCCCGTCGCCGTCGAGGTCCGCCCCGATCCGGTCCCTCCCGACGCGCCGCTGGAGGCAGGAGCGGCGTGGTGCTCGAGGTTCCCGGGCAGCAACCGGCTGGAGGATCTCGCCGAGCCGTTCCGGACGTCGGCCCAGAGGTTCGTGGCCCACCTGCTGAGCCTCGGCTGCCAGGTCCAGATCACGAGCACGCTCCGCCCCGAGCAGAGGGCGTGGCTGATGCGGATGGCCTACGACATCGTCCACGGCTACATCCGCATCGACGACGTCCCGGTCCGCAGCGACATCCAGATCGTGTGGACGCTCGCGGGCGCGCTCGCGATGGTGCGCGAGTACAAGCTCAGGTTCCGCCCGAGCCTGACCTCGTTGCACATCCAGGGACTGGCCCTCGACATGCGGGTCGTCGACTGGATGGGCAGCGACGAGGCCCTCTACGACCTGGGCGCCGAGTTCGGGGTCCACAAGCTCGTCGACGATCCAGTGCATTGGTCCGCGACCGGCCATTGATCAGGGGGAACCTGTGACCGAAGGGATGATCGACTACCTGAAGGAGCAGCTCGATGGCAAGGCGCTCCCAACCACGGGCAACTCCGAGGCGACGGTGCCGTTTGGCCGTGACGCGCTCGAGAAGGCGTACCGGGACAAGGTCCGCACGCTCACCACGATCGTGCGGGCGTTGCTGGTGGACGCGGGCCAGCGAGCCCGTCCGGACGACACCCTCGTCCCAGCACCTCCGCCTGTGCCCGACCGATGGGCCTGGGCGGCTACCTCGGTCAAGGCCGGGATCGTCGGCGCCACTCTCGCGCTGCACCTGCTCCAGACCGCGGTGATCGTGTGGCTGGTGCTCGACGCGGTCCGGCGCTGACCGGTCCGCGCTCCTGGCGCTCGGCCTCGGCCTCCCAGAACGCTCGCACTTCGGGGTCGACGAGCTCGGGGAACTCGGACATCACCTCGAGCACCCGCTCCGGATCCTGGCGCAGCACGACGACCTCCGAGCAGCGGTGTAGCCGTGGGAGGGACCCGAGGCGCGGAAGCCCGAGGCGGTCAGTCCTCTGCCGACTCTTCCGCCTCGCGCTCGAGCCGCCGGAGGGTGCGGCCGTCCTCCTCGACCTGGTCGCCGAGGGCCGCCTGCCGCAGGTAGTCGCTGCGGGTCGTCTCGCCCCGCTTCGCGTCGAGGAAGCGAGCCTCGGCAGGGGAGAGCCACACCGACACCGACACCGATCGGTGCCGGGGCTTGGGGCGATCGGCTTGGTCGTGAGCCTCCTGGAGCTCGGCCTCGTCGATCGGCTCCCCGTCGGCTCGCTGGACGCCGATCTCGACCAGGTTGCTCCCGGCCGGGAGCTTCCGGCTCCGCTTCCGGGCCTCGCGGACCGCAGCGACGAGGTCGTTGTGCTCGCTGAAGATCGCGGCAGGGGTTCCGCGGTTGTACTGGACCACCTGGTACATCTCGCCTCCATGCCGCTGGATTGCGGCGGTAAATTGCCCCTTCCGGGGCGAGCCCTCACCAGGCTCCGAGGTCGGTCGACCCGACCGCCCGCAGGTCGGTCCGCCAGGGCCGCGGGGGCCGGTCCCCGGTCTCGGCGCAGAGGGCCGCGAGGTAGGCCCACCGGTCGGCCTCGAGGGCCCGGCGCCGCGCGTTCGCGACGTTCGCGGTCTCGACGAGGCGGTTGTAGGCGGCGCGGGTCACGATCATCTCGTCCTCCGATGAAAGTAGTGTAGCACACTAGTTGAAGTGTGCAACACTATTCGATCAGAGGATCAGGTGACGACCCACCACGCGACCGCCCCGAGCCCCACCCCCGCGACCAGGTCGAGGACATAGTGCCCGCCGACCGTCCACGCGCTGCCCACGAGGACCGCCCACCACACCACCGCGAGGGGACGCGCCCACCGCGACGGCCACACCGCCTGGAGCAGGATCGTGGCGGACAGCGCGTGGAAGCTCGGGATCGAGATCAGGCCCGGGAGACGCTCGAGCACCACGGGAGCGCCGGACCGCAGCGCGTTCCACTCCGGTTGCCCGCCCGCGGCGCAGCCGAGCCAGTCGCCGTGGAGCTGGGGGCCCGCCGCCGGCGCGAGGAGGTACGCGAGGATCCCCACGACCCCGCAGAGCGCGAAGGCGTCGCCGATCCGGTGGGGGCGCTCCACGAACAGCAGCACCAGGATCAGCGCCTGGTAGCCCGAGCCGTAGCCGAGGACGGCGGCGCTCCAGAGGCCATGCTCCTGGAGCCAGGCCGAGGCCGCGATCCCTCCCGCGCCGCCGTCCGGCCAGGACAGCCAGGGATCCGCCAACGGCCCCGTCCAGGGCGTCACGTAGGCGGAGCCGAGTTCGGTCAAGAGCATCGCGGCCCAGACCCGCGCGAGGGCGAGGGAGATGCGAGCAGGCCAGGTGGCGCCGAGGCGCGCCAGCCCCGCCCCGCAGAGGACGACGGCCGCGATCGCGGCCCAGAGGGGGAGCTGCAGGGGCGCCGCGACCCGGACCGGGGAGAGCGCCGCGGAGAGCTGGACCAGCAGCGCGAGGGCGAGCCAACAGATCCCGGACAGACTCTGGACAGATCTGGCCCGATCTGGCCTGTCCGGCTGTCCATGACCACAGCTACGATCTGCGCCAGGAGCGGCCCCGGAGGACCGCTCGACTGGCACAAGAAGTACTACAAGGAGACGGCGTAGGCCGATCATTCGGCGGGCTCGGACAGGTGGGTGGACAGTGTAGATTGTCGGCGTTCTTCCGTACGGCGCAGCTCCAGTGCCTCTTTCACGAAGCACGTTCGGCACCACCGATCGAAGTCGGCCATCACCGGATCGCCGGCCTCGCGGTCCCGGCGCTCCCACCGGCGCCAGTGCGCGATCCCGTCGAGGGCTTGAGTGCGGGTCCGCATCAGTAGATCTCGAACCCGCCGGACTTCGCCACCCACTCCGAGAACTGTTCGACCTTCTCGATGAAGTCCTCCCGCACGGGCATCCGGGGCCGCCGCGGATCATCGAACCTCATCGCTTCGATACGGGCGCGCTCTTCGGCAGGGCGCTCGTCCCACATGCGCCTGACGTAGCGCTCGACGTTGACGAGCCCGTGCGCCGCGTGCGCCATGGCCATCGCCTCCTCCGCGGTGACCGGGTACCCGTCGTTACAGTTGGGCGACGTGGCGAAGGTATGCGTTTCGCCTGTGTCTTCGTTCTTATGGGTGACCTCCCGCGGGTCGTAGACGAACGAAGCGCCCTCGAGCTTGCCGTAGCCGATCACCAGCCCGACGCCCGCGCCCAGCATCCACGGGAACGAGAACGCGCCCATGTGGAAGCTGCCCGCCTCCTCGTTGTTCGGCTTCAGGTCGAACCCCATCACTTCCCTCCCGGCCGCCGCAGCGGCACCACGTTGTCGAGCTCGATCCCGAGCCCGGCCGCCTCCGCGACCTCGATCAGGTCGTCGTCGGTGATCGTCCGGTAGATCGACATGGCCATCCCGGGGCTGTGCCCCATGTGCGCGGCGCTGACCGACGGATCCCGATCCCGCCGGTAGAGCTGGTCGACGGCGGCCCGCCGGAGCCCGTACAGCGTCCAGTGCGGGCACCGAGCCTCCGGGTCGACGGCTCGCCACTCGGCCTCGACCTCGCGCTGGGCACGGGCGACGAGGCTGTGGAGGTACGTCAGCACCGAGGCCGGCTTGGCGCCGTGGACGGTGGGGCCCTCACGCTTCCAGGTCGCGACCTGCTCGGCCACCGACGAGTGGAGCGCCACCCGTCGTTCGCCGGTCTTCCCGACGACGGTGAGGATCCGCCCGTCCGCTGACACCCGATCCCAGGTCAGCGTGGCGATCTCCCCCGGACGACACCCGGTGGCCCAGAGCAGCAGGACGGCTCTCCAGGGCCACTCGCGAGGCCGCGTGCGACGGGTCCGGAGGCGGGCGAGCACCGCGACCACCTCCTCGGCGGAGGGGACGTATCGGTCGTGCACCGCGTCCTCGCGGCGGACCTGCACCGTCGGGATCGGGAGGTCCGCGTCAGGCACGAGATCCCGCTGGCGCCCCCACGCCCACGCGGCGGCGAGCGCGATCAGGTCCGCGCGCAACGTGGCACGAGCGCCTGGGTAGCTGCGCGTGTAGGCCGAGAAGGCGTTCACCGCGACGGCCCGCTTGCCGAGCTGCCGGAGGTGGATGGCTGCCAGGCTCGACACCGACAGCCGGTCCGCGCAGCCGTTGCGGGCCCGGGTCGTGTACTCGGAGCGATCCTCCTGCTCTCGGTCGGCGGTCCACACCGAGAGCAGATCCTTCACCGTGACCACGTCCTCCGGAGAGGACCAGGTCTCGCCGCGCTCGCGGAGCACCGCCTGGACGAGATCGCTTGCCTCCTCTGCCGTCGTGGCCCAGCCCGACCAGATCGTCGGCCGATCCTCGCCGGACTGCCTGTCGGCTCTCCACCGCCACTGCCCCTTCGCGTTCGGACCGCTGTGGACCCGCACCCGAACGTGCGGACCGATCCCGAACGGCCTCGGCCTCTTCGCCATGATCACCCCCGATCCGCACGAAGCGTACGACGGGGCAGCCCGCTCGGAGGACGAGGGGAGGCGGGCTCTTCGGGGGCAGGGTGGGCCCCGTACGCGGCGAGCACGTCGCCCCAGACCACCGCCTCCCCGAGCTCGGGGTCGTGGCGGACCAGCCCGTGATCCCGAAGCCACGCTCGGCAGCGGGAGTCACCCCAGGGCATCAACTCGGCGGCCTGGGCGACCGTGAGCAGAGCCGCGGGGCCCAGGGCCAGCCGCGCGATCTGGCGTTCCTGGCGCGTCACCGCCCCCTCCGCCGACGGGGCTCGGGGCGCGTCTTCTCGGGGCGTGGCCCTGGAATCGCCGTGGTTATGGCCGCGGGACCGCCGAAGAGGGCCCGCAGGGATCCGCTGCTGTCGGTGGTTTCCGGCGCGCCCGTCCGGAGCACGACTACGGACCGCCCGCGCAGCTCCGAGCGCGCCACGAGCGCCCGGCGGGCCCACACCCGGCGGTGGCTGCGGGCCTCCTTCGCGACCTCGACCTCGTACAGCGAGCGGAGCCGGCGTACCTCGCGCCCCCAGACCCCGAGCTGGGTGAGCGCCTCCACGACCCGCTGCTGTCCGTGGTAGACCTCCGAGACCAACTGGAGATCCGGAACGCGGCACCGCTGGAGGGCCGGGGCCATCGCCCGAAGCCGCCAGCGCAGCAGCTCCGCGACGCGGTGTCGCCCGATCCCGTGCTCTTCGGCCCAATCGAACAGCACCAACACCTCGGGCGGGTCCGTGCGGTACCGGCCAGCGCTGACCGCGGCCATGGCCTGCCCGACGAGGGTGCGGCCGAGTTCGGAGGCGTCGATCAGCTCGACGAGGCGGTTCTCGGTGCTCACGCTCCCTCCCACGGCAGATCCCCGCCCTCGCTCACCCACCTCGTCACCGCCTCGTGCCGGGCCTGACCCCTCGCCCGGGATTCCTCGTCGAGCTCCTCGGGGATCTCGCCGCTGGGCCCGCAGGGCGTGGGCTCGGACAGCCAGCGGCCCCAGCCCCAGCGCAGCACGCAGAGGCGGCGGGCCTCTTGCTTGGAGGGGGCGTCGATCATGTCGGCACCGCCAGTTCGTTCAGCCAGGATTCGCGTCGCTGGCGGCGAGCATGCAATGCCCGCCGCACCCAGATCGTTCGCCAGGCGCGAATCTCCTTGGCACCCTCGACGTCGCCCTCGGAGAGCCGGAACCGGTAGCGCTCCCCGCACGCGGCGATCTGATCGAGGCCATCGCTGTACGCCCAGCCACGACCTGCGTACGGCGAGACGGGGTGCCTGCGCGGATCCTCCGGCATCCGCAGCTTCCGGGGCTTGCTCGGCCGCACCCGCTCACGGTGGAGCACACGGACGATGCAGGCGAGGTCGAGCGCCGGGATCTCGCACCCCTGTTCGATCAGCCAGTCGCGCAGGACTCGCAGGTGAGGCGGTCCGTCCGGCTGGCGCTTGAACCGCTCCCAGGTCCAGCGACGGAGGGCGGTGTACGTGGGCTCGACCTGCTCCCGGGCCCACGGGTCGGATTCGAGCAGCACGGTGGCTCGGCCGGCGCGGGTCATGGCGTCCTCCTGGGGTGGGCGATCCGGACCGGGCACTGCGGGTCGTGTGCGTCGCGGGCGGGGCCGGTGCAGGTGCAGATGGGGGCGGAGGGCAGAGCGGGCTCGGCCCGCCAGTGCGCCCGGTCGACGTGCCGACAGGCGCCCTCGAGGGTCCAGGCGGCGCAGGGCTGTCCCTCGAAGTGGGTGCAGCCGGTGGGCTCCTCCACGGCGGGCGGTGTGTCCTCGATCAGCGCCCAGCCCTGATCGCGGCACAGAGCGTCCGCGGCGGCTCGGCCCTCCTCGGCGGTTTCGCGAGTACGACTGAGCACCGTGCTGTTGGCTGTCACGGCCCAGCCTTCCGGGGACGCTTCGGGGAACGGACGCACGATCGAGACGAGCCGAGTCGAAACGCCGATCTGCACGCTCATCCGAACCCAGGCTCCGCTGTCCGTCTGGTGCCACGGCCCCGCCACGCGGGTGGCGGGCGGCTGCCGCTCCCACCGCGCGACCCGCAGGAGCAGGTCTCGCAGCACCGTCGGATCCTCCTCCGCGAGGTCCGCGAAGACGGCCAGGATCTCTTCGCGGGTGCGGGGCGGGATCATGGGTACTCCCCGACCAGCGCCCAGCCCTGCCGCTTGGCCCACGCGTCGGCCCGCTGCACGGACCACCCGCGCGCGACCTCGGCGTGGTCGTCGAGGGGAGCGAGGAAGAGGATGACGCCTTGCAGGGGGATCATGCGGGGCTCCCGAACAGGTCGTGCTTCGGGTACGAGCCCGCGCTCGGGGCGATCACGACGCCGCGCCGCAGCGGCCACGCGTACACGTGGTTGCCCGGGTGCCTCAGCCGACGGAACGGCCCCTCAGCGAGCGCCCGGGCGACGTACGCGGGGCCGTCCTCGAGCGGCCGGCGCGCCGGCGCGCCGAGCGCCAGCAGCGCGCGGTAGACGCCGTCGGCTCCGCGCTCGTCGTTCCGGAGCTTCGAGAGCCCCCTCCGCGAGACGACGCGACCGTCGGGGCCGAGGTGGAGGAGCTCAGCGCGGGAGCGACCGAGGTACCGGCCGTTGAAGGCCTGGTAGATCGTGCCGACGTGCCCGGGCAGCACCACGCGACCGTCCGAGGCCGTGCGGCGGACGGGGTCGGAGTAGCTGACGACGGCGTCGAGCCCGCCCAGGCCGCGGAACGCTCGCGCCAGGAACCACGTCTCGGCGTTGGCCTCGACCTCGTCCAGCAGCACGAAGCGGGCCAGGACGACCCCGTCCGTCGCGCCCGGGGCGTACCGGGGGATCGTCGCGCGCTGCGCGGGCTCGGCGAACACCGCCACCCCGACGAGGTCGTGACCCCGGAACAGGCCGACGCGGACGCGCGCGGCGGGGTAGCTGCCCGAGTAGTGGTGCTCGACGACGAACGCCTTCGCGACCTTCTCGGAGATCCCGTCGACCGCGAACCTGGTCGGATCGAGCGGTTCGCGCGAGGGGCGGTAGCTCTCGCGACCGGCGCGCCAGCGCTGGCACAGGCCGGGGATCACGTCCCCCTCCCCGAACGCCCGTCCCGGATCCGTCCCCACGCTGCCAACGCTTCCTGGTGCTCGAGCTCCGCGCGCTCGGCGTCGAGCACGGCCTGGTCGCGCACCGTCCGCGCCTGGTGCAGGCGGGCCGTCGCCTCCTGGAGCTGCCGCCTCGCTTCGTCGAGCGGGTCGAGGGGCAGGAAGTCGGGAAGGGCGCTCATCGGACCTCCGCGGACAGCGCGATGGCGGTCGGGCGGTCGACCCAGATCGGGGCGGTCGAGAGCGCGAAGCTCTGCCCGAGCCGGGCGAGGAGCAGGGTGTGGAGCATCGTCGAGCCGATCCCCTCGGCGCTGGCGACGGGGACCGCGTTGCCGACGTGCTCCCGGATCACCGCGTCGGACCCTCCGAGTCGCAGCCCGAGGATGTCCTCGGGCGGGAAGCCCTGGAGCGCGATCAGGTCCAGGGTCGTCAACGGCCGGTGGCGGGTCCCGTCGAGCGACCAGATCCAGGGGGCGCACTTCTCGCGCGGGTCGCGGGGATCGGCGACCGAGTGTGCGCCGTTGTCGTGCGAGGCCGAGCCCGTGATCGTACCGCTGGCCTCGTTCCAGCGCAGCACGCCGTAGTGCCGCGCGCTGGCGAACTCGCCGTCCTCGCGCTTCGACGCGACGCGGGGGTCCGCGATGGCCTGCCCGCCTGCGGACGGGGTGCCGCCGGCCGTGATCGCGCCAGCCGCCTCGTCCCACCGGACGACGCGAAAGACATCGTTGAAGGGCTTCTCGCGGGCCAGGCGCGGGTCCGCGATCGTCGGAACGCCGCGGCCGGAGGTGACCGCCCCTGCTGGCTCGTTCCACTTCGTGACCGGGTAGATGTCGCCGAACGGCTGGTGAGCCCGATCGGCGTCGTGCCGAGGGAGGCGCGGGTCGGCGACCGAGTACGGACCGGCCCCCACCTCGGCCTCGCCGGTGACGGTCCGGCCGGGCTCGTTCCAGCCGACCACCCCGTAGGGCTGGTACCGGCCGATCTCCCGCGGCGGCCTGGGATCCACGACGGCGAACTGCCCGTTGAACGGGCCGGATCGCCCCGTCACCGTCCCGGCGGGCTCGTCCCAGGGACGGACCCCGAGGACGCCCGCGTGCCAGGGGCGGTCGCCCGGGACGAGCCGGAGGCCGCGAACGACGCCATCGACCACCTCGAGCCGGTTCAACGAGCGCCAGTCGCTGCCCGCCTCGATCAGCGCGAGGCGTACCCACGTCCGCCACTGCAGGCGGGGCAACCGGTGCATCGGCCCGCCGCGCGCGTCGTCGGGCATCGGGAGCTGGCCGAGCACCTCTCCGACGCCGCGGACCCGGTGCCGGTCCGGCTCGTACAGGAAGGGGCGGATCTTCCGTCGGTGGCGCGCCACCAACAGGAACCGCTGCCGGTGCTGCGCCAGCCCGCCGAGCTCACCGCAGTCGTGGACCGTCTCGGCGCAGGCGTATCCGGCGAGCTCGAGGCGAAGCTTGACTGAGTCGAGCAGCGCCCGCCCGCGGGTCGCGATCCTGGGCACGTTCTCCAGCAGGAACAGCGACGGCGGGTCGTCGCCCCACGCTGCGAGGGCCAGGTCGAGCGCGCCGAGCACGAGATCGTTCAGGGCCTGGTACTTGGCGGACGCCGCCCGCTTCGCGGTCTGCAACGAGCTGAGCCCCTTGCAGGGCGGCGACCAGAAGACCATGTCGGGGCGCTCGTTCCCGGCGGCCTTCCGCAGGTCGTCGGGCGTGGCCTCGACCCAGTCCTCCGGGGGAGGCCGGCCGTGGAAGGCCGTGTACTGCTCCGTCGAGAAGAGGTCGATCCGAGCGCACGGGGCCTGCACGATCCGCTCGAAGTCCGCGCAGGCGATCGGGTCGACGTCGACCCCGCCGAGGATCCGGAACCGGGCGGTCGCGCGCCCCACGCGGGCGTGGCCGCGCTTGACCCCGAGCGCGCCGAAGCCGATCCCGGCGCAGAGGAGGAACGCCTTGAAGACGTGCTCGCGGTCGAGGTGGATGGCGCTCACGCTGCCCTCCCGACCCGCTCGACGCCCGCACGGATCGCGGCGAACCGCCGACCCCACCGCGCGTCCGACGTCTCCCGCGCCTCGCCGGCGCGCTCCAGGCGCAGGCACGCGCCGAGGACCTGGTCGCGGGTCCGGCCGGTGTCCCGGGCGAGCTCGCCGACCGTCGACTCCCCGAGCTGCCGGAGGGAGTCGAGGACGTCGGCGTCCGCCTCGCCCCGCTGCTCGGGGGAGGTGCGCGTCACGGCTGCACCACCGGCCAGCCCCGCTCGGCCAGCGCCCGGACCAGGCAGGTCCACGCCTCGCTCTCGGTCTCTGCGATCCCGTGCGGCGGCTCGAGGTCTACCCGCCAGTGGACCCACCAGAGGAAACGAACGCCGATCACGGTGACCCCGCCGAGTCCGGCGCCGTACGGGGCCAGGACGTGCACCGCGTTGCCGCGGCGAACCGCGAGTCGGACCTTGGGGAGTACCTGGGCCGCGAGGGCGGGATCGGCCTGGAGCTCGGCGATGAGCTGGGAAGCGCGGTCAGCCGACACGAGGCACCTCGTCCCAGGTGCGCCCGGCGAGCTCGCGGCCCGCAGCGTGCTTGTCGGCGTGCCTGACCATGAGGATTCCGCCCGGTGTCGTGGTGGTCGTCCTCCCCATCCCGGCCCAGGGCGAATCCTGGTTCGGGTGCGGCGCCCACTGGCCCCACTGCTTCCAGAGGAAGGGAACGCCGGCCGCGACGCACTGGTCGCGGAGGGAATGAGCCCACGCCGGGTCAGTCGCTCGCGCGTTGCCGCCGCTCTCCCCACCCGCGATGACCCACTGCAAGCCGCGCAGGGTCGGAGGCTCCCACCCGCGATCGGCGCAGTCGTCGCAGCGGGACCATGGATCGCGCCCCGCCTCGCAGCCGCATGGGCCGACCCACCGATCCCAGGTGTCCGAGAACCCAAGCCAGCGCGACAGGTCGACAGGCCCGAGCAAGGGTTCCATCGAGAGGAAGCGCACCCTGGCCGGGATCTCGAGAAGCGCAGGGATCCGCTCGTTCGCGGCGGCCTGGTGCTCGACGGTCGTGCCGACCCACACGTTCGGGAGCTCGACGATCCCGTGGTACTTCGCCGCGTGTCGGGGGCGCTTCGTGAGGAGGAGCCAGGTCAGCGCGGGTGTCTGCGCGATCAGGTCGTGCAGCTGGTCGCGCCACGGGTCCAGATCCTCGCGGCCCTCGAACACGTCGGCGAGGCTGGCGCAGAACACCCGCGCGCCCGGCGTCTCGCGGTTCCACCGGAGAGGCAGGCGCCAGTTCGCGACCGACGTCCGCCGACGCTCGCCGCGCCACAGGTCCGCCTGACCGGTGCGCTTCGCCCAGCTCTCGGCGTAGCACGATCGACACGCATCGCTGATCTTGGCGCACCCCACCCAGGGGTTGAACGTGTGGGTCGCCCACTCGATCTTCGTGTCCGCGCCCATCACCGCCTCCCGAACAGGCTGGGCTGGCTCGTCGCCGGCTTCGGCGGTTCGAGCTCTTGCTCGGCCTTCCGGCGCGCCCACTCGACCCACCAGCGGCGAGCGCGCTTCTCGCAGCGGGCGCAGGGTCGCTCGGGACCGCACCCGTCGGCGTGCCGCGGCTCCGCGCCCTCCTCCGGCTCGTTCGGGTCCTCGCCGGGCTCGTACGAGCCGATCTGCCACCAGCGAACGTCGTCGCCCTGGAACGTCCAGGCGACGTACTCCTCGCGCGAGGTGAAGTCGCGGATCTCGGCCCGGACGACCCCGTCGACGCGAACGGCCGCCCAGGTCCGGAACGTCAGGTTCTTGCGCGGATCACCCATGGGTCACCTCGAGCCGGAACGAGATCCCGAGCGCCGCCAGGTGCGCGTCGATCCGGGCCCACACACCGGGGAACTGCTCGCGCGCGGTGGCCAACGCCTGCTCCGGAGTCAGCGCCGCCGAGAACGCGAACGACGCGTGGCTGTTGCGGCGCGCGTCCCCGCTCCGATCCCAGCAGGTCAGCAGCGTCCAGCCGTCGCGGACGACGACGCGCCCGATCCCCTCCGCCTGGACGAGCGCCGGGTGCTCACGCCGATCACGCCGGTCGACCGCGTCCGGGTCGCCCCAGCCGGCCACGATCACCGCCCGATCGCCGAGGGCGCACGACGCCTCGGCCCACGGAGAGCGCGGGTGGTCGTGGCCCCAGCTCATGCCGCGCGGGGTTCCGAAGTAGTGCCCAGCCTCTTCGCCTGGCCAGACGCCCATGAAGTACGCGGTCACGGCCGGCCCCCAACGTGCTGGGCGACCAGCGCGAGCGCGAGCCGGTCGATCCACTGCGAGCCGTCCGGGAGCGTCCGGTCGTCGAACGGGTCGAGGCCGTGGAGAACGCTGCCCTCGTCCTCGCAGGAGAACCAGTACTCGGCGCCGCAGCCCCAGAGCGTCCAGCCCTGCTCACCGTCGTGGGAGCTACCGCAAGCCCAGGTCGGTGCCGTACACCCGACCTCGGTGTCCAGACGGGCGGCGAGCCACCGGGCCACGCGGTCGGCGGCGGCCCCCTCCCGCAGGTCGATCGCCCACCCCTCGTCGCGCGGCGCCTGCTCGACGCGGGTGTCCTCGTCGCCGCCGACGATCAGGACGATCGCGTGCTCGTCGGTGTGGTAGTACGGCGTGACCGTGTCGTAGACGCAGGTGACGTGCCGATCTCCAGCCCAGAGGTGCAGGCCCGTGGAGTCGAGACCGGGGAGCTGAGCGAGCGGGACGCGCAACCGCGCGAGTTCGTCGGTGGTGAGGTCACCCATGGCGCATCCCGAGGTGGCCCGCCAGGGCGCCGAGCAGGAGACCCGAGAGCGCGAACGACTCCCCGAGGACCGGGTCGACCTCCGCGAGCTCGCCGGCCTCGACACCGTCCTCCTGCTCCATCACGGCCTGCCCGAGGTAGACGATCAGATCGACCGCCTCCTGGAGCGCGTCCACCCTCGGGTCCCGGCCGTTGTGGGTCTCGAGCTCGGTGCCGTACCGGGCCCGTCCCTGCTCCCGACGGGCGACCAGGAGCTCGACCAGTTCGGGCGGCATGCCCTGCTCCTCCAGCATCCAGTCCGTGACGGAGCGGCTCCGCTCCGCGCTGGTGGGCGCCGGCTGCGGTGCCAGAAGCTCGGCGGCGGTCATGCCTCCTCCTCGTCCACATTGGGGTCCGCACCCTTCGCCCAAGCCAGCAGCTCGTCGGCCGTGAGTCCGTCGGCGTCGAAGCAGCTGAGCGGGCAGAACCCACTCAGCACCGCGACCGTCCCGCAGCCGGAGCGGCCGAACACCCGCAGCACCGTCGCGATCTCGTCCTGGGTCGCGTCCACGGGCGTCAGCTCGTCGTCGTCGACGCTGACGATGATCTCGGAGTGCTTGCCCAGCACCTCGCCGTAGTTGACGTCGCGCTTCGACTCGATCAGCGCCCGTAGACAGGCCTCCCCGTGCTCGTCGACGACGAACAGCCCTTCGAGGTCGCCCATCCGGCGGCAGTCGACGTGGTAGCTGTAGATCCTCAACATCAGCTCCTCCTCTGGCGGCTCATCCGCCGGAACAGTCCTGCCACCGCACCCGCGCGGGCCTCGATCGGCCAGCTCCGATCGGGCACGCCGAACCCCGCCGCCTCGTCGAACGCACGCTCGATCAGCTCGAGACGCTCCCGGTGCTGCGCCTCGAGCTGGCGCTGCGCGACCTCGAGCTCGGCCACCGCCCTCCGGTAGTCGTCGCGGTCCTGCTCGGCGGTCGACGCTCGCAGCTCCGCCGCCTCGGCCCGCCGCTCGGCCGCGACCGCTCGATCCCAGACCTCGAGCGCGAAGTCGCCACCCTCCCGCTCCCCCACGAGCGAGGACACGTCATGGACGGGAGGGGGCGAGATCGTGTCGGACTGGTCCTGGCTTTCGGAGGGGGCGTCAGGTGCACCGGCCGTTGGCGCGGCCCCCGCGGCGACCGTCCGGCCGCGGGCCTCCTGGTCGGGGTCCGCCGGGGAAACGACGGCGGGCTCCGACTCCGCCACCGACGTAGACGCCGGCTCCTCGATCGAGGACTCCACCGCCGGGGCCGGCGGGGAGGGCTGTGCGAGTTCGTCCAGCCAAGCCCTGATCGGGTGATCGTCGGCGAGGCTCACGGCGAGCACCCAAGCTGTCGGAGCGACTGCTCCGCCGCGAACACCCGCCGGGCCACGGGCACGATCCGGAGCCGCTTGCGGAGGGCCTCGATGTAGGCGCCCCTGGCGCACGCGAGCTCGCGCCAGGCGGCCTCGGTCACCGTCTCCGTCGTGGACGCGGCGGCCCTGGGCTCCTCGATCGCAGGGGCCGGAGCCACCCACGGGGCGAGGTCGAGGGCGTGGAGCCTGTCGAGCTCCATGTCGGTCTCGACGCTCATGCGTCGGCCTGCGGCTGCTCGGTGGCCTCGGGCTGCCACTCGAGGATCTCGGTCTGCTTCTCGCGGGACTCGAGCGCGGCGAGCAGCTTCCCGCGGCGGGCCGGCGTCATCACGGAGGGCCGCGGGTGGCCGTGGGCCTCGCACCAGGCGGCGAGGTGATCGTAGTGGTCCGGACCCTCGGGCCAGATCCGCGAGAGGTCGCCGAAGAACGAGCGCTGCTCACTCTCGGTCCAGCGCGCCGGCGTCTTGGCGCCCTGGCTCTCCTGACCCCCCTCGCTCGCCGTCCCGGCGCCCGTCCTGGTCCGCGGGCTCTCGGGCGACATCCCGCCCGACGTCGGCGAGGAGGGGGGCGGGGGCTTGGGCTTCGGCGGCTTCGCCTGCGTCCGCTGGGGCGTCTCGGCGTCGTCGTCCTCGGTCGCCGCGACGGCGCAGATCGCCTCGAGCGAGTACCGGCGCGCGTAGGTCAGGCGCGACCCCTGATCCTGGGGGCCGCCCTTCCAGTCGAGCGGGTAGTGCGAGGTCAGCACCTCACCGCTCGCGTGGCGGAGCTGCGTCTCCAGCGCCCAGGAGCCCTCGCCGAACGGGCGGATCACCTGCGAGACCGCGATCCCATGGCGCGCGAGCACCGGGCGGACTGCCTGGAGGAGGTCGTCGAGGCCGGCGTACGCACGCGAGGGGCGGCCGGGCACCGCCATCGTCTTGGCGCGGATCGGATCGGACAGCTCCGCCTGGGCCGCTGCGAGAGCGGCCGACAGCGGGCTGGTCGTCAGGGGCTCGCTCATGTGATCTCCAGGTTCAAGCGTTCGATCCACTGCGCCAACGACCGGCGACTCATGCGCACCACCGGCGGAAGTCGATCTCCTTGGTCTTGAGCGCCTCCCGGGCCACAGCGGCCGGGAGGAGGCACCTGCGTTCCGCGATCGCCGTGAGCACGTCCGCCCAGAGCCGGTCCTCCTCGGCGTGGGCCCGCTCGTCGTCTCCGGCGAGCTCGCGGATCGCGTCCACGCGCTTGCGCACATCGTCGGCGGTCATCGCTGCCACCCCTCGTTCGGGGTCAGGTCCTCGATCTCGACCCCGTCCTGGTCGAGGATCACGAGCCGGTGACCGGGGCGGACCCGGTAGTTCCCGAGGCCCCAGCACCGGCCCACCGCCTGCACGAGTTCGTCAGGAGGCACGAACGCGAGGGCAGCGAGAGCCACCCGCCGGAGCGTGTCTCCGTCGACGGGTCCGCCGTCTCGAAGCGCTTCGAGCTCCTCGCGGAACCCCGGGCTCACGGAACCACCGCCGTGCGCTCGCGCTGACGGGTCCGGTGCCGAGACCACACGCGCCCGGTGCGCTCGACGAACGGCTCTCCGTGCGCGTACCCGGAGGGCGTCACCACGTTCTCGGAGGCGTCGTCGTCCCAGAGAACGACCATGCCGTGCCGGGTCGAGTGGATCACGACGCCAACGGTCTCGGGGTGGCCGACGAGACGAACGCGGTCACCGATCCGCAGGGGGCGGCTCACGGCGTCACGACCACGTCGTCGACCGGGGGCGCTTCACCCGAGTCGATCTCCGGCGCGAAGGCCGCTGCGACGACGAGGGCCAGCAGCACCCCGACCAGGAGGAGCCCCTCCCACACGTCGGGCGGGAGTACCCGGTGAAGCGCCCGCAGCCCCACGAGGGCGCAGATCCCCCAGAGCGTGATCCCGCACCAGTCGCGGGCGGTCACGGGGTCACCTCGACGAGCCGGTCGTCGGCGTCGCGGGCGAGGCGGACGACGCGGGAGGCAAGCCCTTGGCGGACGAGTCCCTCCGCGATCGAGACCAACAACGCGAGATCAGGGTCGGGCCTGGCGAGCGCGCAGAGCGGGTCGAACTCAGGCGTGTCCCACCCTGTCGCCTCGTAGACCCGCCGCGCCCGATCCCAGCCTTCGGGGACCAGCGCGCCGTCCCACCAGAGGACCAGGGCCCGCACGTCGTCCGGGTCGAAGTCGTTGCTGACGGTCGCGACCCACGTCGCGCCGATCGGCGTCTCCACCCGGATCGCCGTCGGAGGCCAGGAAGGGAACCGACCGCTCGCCAGCAGCCCGCCCGGGTCACCCTCTGCCGGGACGACGAGCACCGCGACGATCTCGCCGCTCACCGGCCCCTCCGAGCGGCCCGCTCGCGCCACTCCCGCAGCTCGGCCCGCGCCCAGGCCACGGTCAGGGCGAGGCCCAGCAGGCCACCGGCGACGAGGCCAGGGCCGAACGACTCGAGGATCCAGGGGATCATGCTGCACCTCCGGGGGTCTGGAGAGAGGCGATCAGCACCTGTTCGACGGCGAGGACCGCGGACTCCTGCTGGTAGGAGCAGAGGTCCCCGGTGGCCGCGAGGTGCCACCACAGGCCCTGGTCGGAGCAGAACCACAGCTGCGACCCGTCCGGGAGCCGCGCGAAGGGCTCGGTCACCGCGGACTGGACGAGGGCCAGCGCACGGCCGCGGAGACGCGCGGCCTGCTCGATCGAGAGCGTGGTCGTCACGAGGCACCCCGCAGGGTCCAGCTGGAGAGCTGGAGCACCTGATCGACCGCGGTCTCGGCCTCCTCGGCGGACAGCCAGGTGCCGGACAGGTCCTGTCCGAGCGCCCACCCGGCCCAGAGACCGCCGTCCTGATAGACGTGGGCCACGACCTTGGAGCGCCCAACCGCGATCCGGACCCTGTAGTCGCAGTCCCCCGACCACGGCCCCGCGATGCACAGCCCCTCGATGACCTGATCGCAGAGGGCGGGTGAGGAGCGCAGCGCGGCGATGATCTCGGCGGCGGTCACGAGGCACCTCCCAGGCGACGCACGACCGGGAAACCGAGCGGCTGTCCTGCAGACCGTGCGGCCTCCTGCGAGGGGTACGGGCCCGCGAGCCCGCACGGCGTCTGGACCCACCACGTCGCCCCGGCGAGCCGGACGATCGCGTCGATCTCCTCATCCCGCGGTCCGGGCCTCTCGACGGGCTTCACCGGGCACCTCCGTCGAGCCACTCGAGCTGGCGCTCCATGGCCAGCTCGTCGGCGTCCTCGAGCTCCTGGCGGGCCGCCTCGTCGGTGAGGTGGTCCAACGCCTCCTCGCACGAGAGGTACTCGACCCCATCCACGAGGTAGACGACCTGGCCGTTGTCGGTGGCGGCGGTCACCGGAGCACCTCGAGCAGCCCGAGGGCCTCGGCCGCGAGCTCGCGCTGCGCCAGGATCTCGCCTTCCTGCGTCTCCCCGAGCGCGGTGCGCGCCAGGTGGACGGTGTGCGGGTCGGCGTCGAGCGCGACCAGCTGACGGAGCATGGGCTCGAGGCTCGCGAGTGCAGCCTCACCAGCCCGCTCCCTGCGCGGCCACAGGTCCGAGCCGCACGGTGAGATCCGAACGCCGTCGAACCGGACCGCCCACCAGCCAGCGCCAGCGTCCCTCACCTCGGCGCGGCTCACCGGAGCACCACGATCGGGTCGGGATCGAGCTCCAGATCGAAGCTCCACCCGCCCTGCGCCCACTCGACGCCGTCCTCCAGGGAGGGCGGGAAGTCGTCGAGGGACTCGAGGATCTCGTCGCCGGCGGGGAGGCCCGCGAACCACTCCTCGTCCTCGGGGAGGACGCCGAGTACGTGGCCGATCACAGGTGCCTCCAGCTGCGCCCGTTGCGCGCGCTTTCGATGGTGGAGTCGGGGATCCCCAGCTCGCGAGCCCAGGACACGATCGGGCGATCGCTCGATCGGATGGCCCGAACGAGTTCTTCGGTCAGCCGGGCCCGGCCGTTGCCCTGGCCGCGGCAGTCGTGCTGGTGACCGTGCCGAACGATGTCGGCGTTGTTCTCGCCGTACGTTCCCCAGGCGAGGTTCTCGACCCGGTTGTCCGTCGGGACCCCGTTGAGGTGCCTGCACACCATGCCCTCCGGGCGCGACCCGACGAAGGCCTCGAGCACGAGTTGGTGAACGTCTCTGGAGACAACCCGCCCACCGATGAACAGGTTGACCCGCAGATAGCCGCGACGAGAGAGGCGAAGCACTCGCGGCCCGCGCGGTCCTCGGACGCTCCCGAGATCGCTGGCCTCGTAAGCCGGTGCGCTCGGGATCTGACGCCAGTTTTCGCTCACCTGCCACCCCAGGCGGCCAGGCGGGCGCGGATCGAGGTGGCGTAGGGCCCGGTGGACTCGACGGCGATCTGCGCGTCGATCGCGTCCAGGGCAGCGCGCTTGCGGGCGAGCCGCTCGCGCCGCTCGGCGATCGTCTCCTCGTGGGACGGATTCGCCTCGGTGGAGAGCGAGTGGTGGCGCTGATCGTGGGGGGATCCGATGCGCATCGCGTTGCCTCCTGGTAGATCGGGCACTACTGTACGGCTGTGCAGTGTGCTGACCGGGGACCAGAGGCGCGGGGTGCGCCAACCGTGTCCCACACACACACCCTACCAGGCGTGTGCCAGAGACACGATGTACTTTACAATTTCTTGACAGGAGGGGCCGTGTCGAGGGAAGTCGTTCACCTGGAGTCGGCGTTGACTCACCCCGATTACGCGGGACTCTCCAAGCGTGAGCTGGCCGCGCGTCTGCGCGCTGAGCTGTCGGCCGAGCTCCCGATGGGGCTTCTCGCCGCGATCAGCTGGATGCTCGGATCAGCCTGCGTCGTCCGAGTCCGACATGGCCCGGCGGCGCTCGATCTTCCGGCTCCACTCCTTGATGTCGTCCTCGACGTGGTCGAGGAGGTGGGGCATGACGACTCGCGCATCGCGCAGGACGTCGATGAGCGCCGCCGCAACCCGACGCTCCCGCTCGTCCGCCTCCACCAGACGCGCCGCGACTGAGTCGGCCGAGCCCATCGGCACCACGAGCACCTCGTAGCCGCACACCTCGGCCCATTTCACCATGTCGCTCATGTCGGTCGATCCGCCTTCCTCGACCCGGCGCACATTGGTGTTGTCCTTCCATCCAACCAGACGGCCGAGCTCCGTCTTGTTGAAGCCAGCCTTCTCGCGTGCTTCGCGCAACTGATCGCTCAGGGATCTCATCCCTGCGACTTGGCGTGTTTGTGGGACACGGGGTAACGTGTTTGTGGAACACGGTTCCTCGGAGCACGGGATGGAACACGGCGCGCTCGTCCGACTGACTCGAGAGAAGCGGGGTTGGTCCCGGTCCGAGCTCTCCCGGAGAGCCGGAGTCGACCGCGGGATGCTGATCCGCATCGAAGACGGCTCTCTCGAGGGATCTGTGTCGACGTTGCGGAAGTTGGCGAAGGCGCTCGACATGGACCTGAACCTCCTCAAGGAGGACGACGGCCTCGGCGCCGAGGTCTGCGCCGACCAGTCCGACGATCCGTTGACGGTTCCCGACTTCCCGTCGGTCGGCTGAAGACTCGCCCCTCCCATCGTGACCAACCACCCCCGACCCCGTCACGACCACCCTGGAGCCGCCATGCCCGCCGATCCACGACGCGCTATCGCCGCCACCGACACCGACCTCGCGACACGCCGAGCGATCCTCGCCCTCACCGTCGACGTCGTGGGCTCCCAGGGGGCCATGGCCGAGATCCTCAACGTCGCAAGGTCCACGGTCACGCAGTGGATCACCGGGGATCGCGAGGTCGAGTGGCACGTCGTACTCGCCGCGGTCCAGCGCGCGATCCGCCGCTACCCCGACCAGGCGCCCCGGCTCGTCCAGGCGCTCGCCGAGCGGGCGCTCGACACCACCGGGACCTGGGTGCCCGATCCCGAGCCCGACGGCGAGGAGCAGTCGGTCGAGGAGGGGGTCTCCGAGGTCGTCGAGACCCTCGGCCAGCTCGCGCGAGCTCGCAAGACGGGCAACGGGCTCGAGGTCGCCTCGCGCGAGCTCGTCCGTGGAGCGGTCAGCCTCGTCGGCGCCGCCCGTCGGAGCGCGGCATGATCCCGGCCACCCCCTGGCAGGCGCTGATCGCCGTGCTGGCTGGCGAGGTCCTCGAAGACGACGCCGGGGCTGCCCCGATCCTCTGGGGCTGGGCGTTCGACCACCTGCAGCGCGATCCGCACCCGCCGATCGGGTCCCCGCTCGACGCCTTCACCGCCTGGCTCGGGAGGGTGCCCGACACCTGGGCCGAGGCCGGGGTCGCCCTGCGGCCCGCTCCTCGGTCTCCGCGCCCGCAGACCACGCCCAACCGGCCGGCGGTCCTGCGCGAGTCCCGCACCCCGATCTACGGCTCGCTCGAGGCCGAGCTCCGCGCGAAGCGGGGAGGCTGAACCGTGAGCGCCGCCCAGAGCACCGACTACGAGCTGCTCCACGGCTACCTCATCCACCCGGTCGCCGCTTGGTTCCCGCTGCTGGACGAGCAGGAGCTAACTGCGCTCGCGATCGACATTGATGAGAACGGGCTCCAAGAACCGATCGTCCGGTTCATGGGACTCGTCGTCGACGGGCGCAACCGGCTTGCCGCCTGCGCGCTCGCCGCGGTCGACCCCGAGTTCAGGGAGTGGGAGGGCGACGAGGAGGATCTGGTTGCCTGGATCTTGTCCAAGAACCTGCACCGCAGGCACCTGACGACGAGCCAGCGTGCAGCCATCGCGGCACGGCTCGCAGGGCGCCCATCGGACGGGTCCGGACACGACCCAGGCAAGTTTGCCGGGGTCCCGACCCAGGCCGAGGCGGCGAAGCTGTTGGGTGTCAGCGAGCGGAGCGTCCGAGACGCTCGCGTCGTGCTCGAGCGCTCGCCCGAACTTCTCGCGAAGGTCCAGGCCGGAGAGGTCTCGGTCTCGGCGGCAGCGGCGGAGGTGCGACCGAAGCCCGCGCCGACTGTCGCCGAGCAGCTCGAACAGCAGGGGTGGGGGAGCCTGGTCGGCGGGACCGCGCCGGCCGACCTGGAGCCCGAGGCAGCCGGTCACCTCGCGGCGCTCGATGAGGGCATCGAGGACGATGATAGCGACGAGGCGCTGATCGTCGCTCGGCCTGGCGCAGCGCCACCTACTCCCACGCCCTCGGCGCCGCGACCGGTCGATCCGGACTCGTGGAGCACCCCGGACGACATCATCGAGCGCGTCAAGGCCGCGTTCGGGGGGGCGATCGACCTCGACCCGGCGACGAACGAGGCGGCGCAGGCGCGGATCGGCGCGACCACCTACTACACCGCCGAGCGCGACGGCCTCGGGTACACCTGGCGCGGCCAGGTCTGGCTGCAGCCTCCGTACAGCCACCCGCTCGTCGAGCAGTTCACCAGCAAGCTCCTCCAGGAGCTCGACGCCGGGAACGTCACCGAGGCGATGGTGCTCCTGAACGTCGCGACCGACACGAAGTGGCAGCAGGCGCTGTTCCGGCCGGGTGGCCTGATCTGCCTGATCCGCGGGCGCATCCAGTTCGTCGACGAGAACAACGAGCCCGGCACCAGCCCGCGCCACGCCCAGATCGTCCTGTACTTCGGGAACCGTCCGAGCGCGTTCCGCGAGGCGTTCGGCGACCTCGGCACGATCGTCACGGTGACGGGATGATCCGCGCCGACCTCTCCGACCGGGTGATCGGGCTCCTGTCCGCTCGCGAGGGGGAGAGCCCGGGGCGCGGCGCGTCGGCGGTCGAGATCGGGAGGGCGCTCGGCGTCAACGTGGTCGTCGTCGCCCGGACGCTGCACGCGCTCGACTGGGAGGAGCGGGTGGTGCTCCTCCACGGACAGCCGACGGTCGCGGAGGCTCTCCGATGAGGAACGCCAGCCACGCGAACCGCGGCAGAGATTGGGAGCTCCTGATCGATGGGTGGCACGACAGGTATCGGCTCGAGGGGCGCGCGGTGGTGTACCGGACGCCGCCGCCCACGAAGGTGCTGTCCTGGATCGACAAGGGCGTCTTCCGGGCGTGCTTCCTGGGGCTCGGGCCTCCGGACTATGCGGGCGTCGTCGCGCGGTTCGGTCCGAGCGCAGCCGCCGCGCGGGCCGTGGCGTTCGACGCGAAGGACTGCGGGGCCGCCCGGTGGAAGTTCGAGCACCTCGAGCCCCACCAGGCGCGGGACCTCGACGAGTGGGCGCGGCTGGGCGGGATCGCGTTCATCGCGCTGAGGCTCGCGGGGCGAGGATGGGTGCTGCCCTGGTCGGAGCTGGGGCCGCGGTGGAGCTCCTGGTCGACGATGACGGGGGCCGCGGTCCGAGGGACAGCGTCGGTCGGGGTCGAGGAGCTCCAGCAGTGGGCGCTGCCGATGCCGCAGCCAGGCGATTGGCTCGGGGCGATCCTGTGAGCGCGATCCCGCTGCTCGAGCGCCGCCTCCGAGGCGCCACGATCCGGGTCGTCGACACCGAGACGACCGGGCTCGGCAGGGCGGTCGCGCTCGGTGGGACCGAGGGGCTCGTCGAGCTTGCGATCGTGCAGATCGATGCGCTGTTCGAGGAGGGATCGGCGGGAAAGCCGCGGCTCGTGTTCCAGTCGCTGGTCGATCCGCTGGTGCCGGGTCCCTGGGGCGGGACGCCGATCCACGGGCTCGAGCCCCGCGACATCGCGGACGCGCCCACGTGGGCGGAGCTGTGGGAGAGGGTCGGGCCGTGGCTCGCGGATCCGGAGGTCGTGCTGTGTGCGCACAACGCCCCGTTCGACCGACGCTTCCTCGACACCGAGCAGACGCCCGTGCGGCCCGCGCGCGAGTGGCTCGACACGATGCGGATCCTCCAGCGGCTGACCGGAGGGGCGCCAGGGGCCGCGAAGCTCGAGGCTGCGTGCCAGTGGAGGCGGATCCCGCTCGAGGGGCACCGGGCAGCGGCGGACGCGATGGCCACGGCCAGGCTCCTGCCGCTCCTGATCCGCGAGGCCTACCAGCTCCCTCCCGAGCAGCGGCCTCCTGAGCGGCCCACGCTGGGGCAGTGGCTCGACTGGCAGCGACGGAAGACCGCGGTCGAGGTCGCTCTCGATCCGCCGGCCCAGCAGGGGCTGTTCGGTGGGAGCCGGGCATGATCGATCCCGTCGACGTTGCTCTGGCGAACGCACACGAGGCGATCCGGCAGGCCGTCGCGGGCCTCGGGATCGGTCCGGAGGAGCACGAACTCGCGGAGCTGGCTCGGCAGATCCTCGAACCGGTCGAGCCGCTCGAGTACGAGGTCCACCCGGCCGACGAGGGCGAAGGGGAGTGGTGGCTCGCGGGGCCGGCGGCGGGCTGGACGATGCCCGGGTGGGCGTACGAGGCCCGCGATCCGTACGCGAGCCTCAGGGACGAGGAGTACGACTACAGGGAGGCACGGGGCGAGCTCGAGGCCCGCGTCCGTCTGGGCCTGCCCGACCCCGGAGAGCCCTCGACCGAGTGGTGGCACGGCTGCCTCGAAGGGATCCGGATCGGGATCGCGCTCGGTCGCCGGACAGCGCAAGCGGATCCCATTGGGCTCGACAAGCTACCGCCCAGGCCGGTGCTGCCCGGGCTGAGGACCCGATGAGCCAGCAGCCGAAGGTCGACTATCCGGCGGTCGCAGTGATGCGCCTCCAGGAGGCGGTCCGGACTGGCAATCCGTCGTGCGTCTACGCGGACGCGGGCGCGCTGTACGGGATTGCGAGGCAGGGGATCCGGGCCGGTCAGATCGAGGCGTTGCTCGGACAGCTGAAGCACAAGGACAGGGTGGCGATCCGGCGGGCCGCGAAGGCCACGGCGGGAGCGGTCGTCGAGGAGCGGACCCGGCCGCCCGTGCGCGAGGTGCCGCCCCTGCCGCTGCTCGTGGTCCACGGGGCTGTCTGGAGGGTGCTCGACGAGGACCGGTACCTCGTGGTGCAGCGCGAGCTCTCGGTCGTGGAGCTCGCACGCCTCCACGGGATCGACACGACGGTGCCCGTCGGCGAGCACGGGGTGCGCGAGCTCAAGCCCGGCGAGGCCTACAAGGTCCACGGCGTCACGGCGCGAGAGATCCGCTGGACCTACGACGCCGCGGGGCCTTCCTGGGATGCGGCTGAGCGGACCCTCGAGATCCCGGGCGCTCGGATCCGCAAGGGCACCGCCCGACGCTCCGAGCTCGTCGAGGGCTGGCTCTACTCGCTCGTGCCCGAGCACCAGATCGAGACGCTGCTCGATTGGCTCGCCACAGCCGTGCTGCTCGACCGTCCGACCGCGAGCCCGCAGTTTCGGGGGCCGGACTCGGCGGGCAAGGCGCTGCTCGTCGCGGCGCTGACGACGCTGCTCGGCGGGCGCACCGACTACACCCACGCGACGGGCGACTTCAACGCCGGGCTCATCTTCGGACCGCTCGTCGTGCTCGACGAGGGCGTCGCCGAGAGCCGACCGGACGCGTTCCGGCGCCTCACCGGCAACCGCGAGCACCCCGTCGTCGCAAAGAACCGGATGCCCGAGGAGCTGCGGGGCTGCCCCCGCGTGATCGTGACCAGCAACGAGGACGACCCGCTGCGGCTCGGGCGGGAGGAGCTGTCGTCGCAGTCCGAGCACGCCCTCGGGCGGAGGATCATCATCTTCGACGTCCAGACGGCGGCCGTCGACTACCTCGCCGACCTGGGCGGATGGGCAGCCACGGCCGACTGGGCGGAGCCAGAGGGCGAGCTCGTCTGCCACCTGCGCTGGCTCGCTCAGGAGCGCGGGCCCAAGGTGACGCCCGGGCAGCGGTTCCTGGTCGAGGGGGACGCGGGCGCCTGGGTTGCCTCCTCCCACCTCCGGCGCGGGACCGGGGCCGACGTACTCGCCGCGTACCAGGCGTACCAGGACGACCCCGAGGTCCGTGGCCGGTGCAAGGGCGACCCGTTCGTCCACGACCGGACCACCGGACGCGTCGGGGTCTCGCCGGGAGCGCTGCTGCGGTGCTGGCGCGAGATCCTGGGGCCGCAGGAGAAGGTCCCGAGCAGCCAGGTGCTCGGCCGCGCGCTGAAGCGGCTGTCGGACCAGGAGAAGCCCACGCGCGGAGGGCCCGAGGGTGACCGCGGCCCGCGCCGGTACTGGGTCGACCCTGAACGGCTACCGGAGGACACCTCGTGAGCCCTCCGGCTGTCCACCCACTGTCCACCCACCTGTCCACCCAGGGATGCAGTCCTGTGGCTTGCTGTCCACCCAATCCACCCAGTCCAGTCGCGGAACCCGTAGGCACAGGAGCACTTACTGTAGAGAACAGCTCTCTTGTATCTAGAATCTCTGATCTGAGTGGACAGGGTGGACAGTGTAGATGGGGTCTAGATCCTCGGGTGGATCAGTGGGTGGCCATGGGTGGTCAGTGGCTGGACAGACGAGATCGTCGCTGCCCGAGCGGGAGGGCGACATGATCGATCGTCCGGATAGGCTCTGAGCATGGCCGCGAAGACTCGCACCCGCAGCTCATCGAACCGGCGAGGGGCTCGAACGAAGTGCACCCCCGAGATGATCGAGGCGGTGGCAGACCGGGTCCGCAACGGGATGGGGAAGGACGCGGCGGCCATCGATGCCGGGATCAGCGTGGCCACGCTCCACAACTGGCTCGGACGTGGACGGGCGGGGGAGGCGCCTTACGACGAATTCTTGAGGAGGGTCGAGGCGGCGAGCGCTTCGCTGAAGCGCGAGATCGGCAAGGTGCTGTTGAAAGGGCTTCGAAGCCGGAACCTGATGGTGGCCACCCAGAACGCCCGATGGCTCGCCGAGCGTCTCGACCCCGACACCTACGGGCGCCGCCAGGAGATCACGGGGAAGGACGGCGGACCGGTTCGGGTCGAGGCCCAGGTCGCGGTGCAGCCGCTGTTCTCCGACCAGGCCGTCGCCGCGGCCACCCCGGAGCAGCTCGAGGCGATGGCTCGCGGGGTCGACACGCTGCTCGGTCAGCCGCCGAAGAGCTCCTCCTCGGTGTAGACCTTGTGGAACGTCGCCCCGTACCGGCGGGGCTCCTCGGCGAGCTGACTCGCGAGACCAACGAGAGCGGAGAGCTCCCCGAGCCGGAGCGAACGCTTCCGGTCGATCTCGAGGAGGTACCGAGCCCGGCGGACCTTCTCGGCGGGGAGCTTCGTGAGCTGCTCATCGAGCCACGCCCGGCACGAGCGGACCTGCGCGAGGGCGGTCTGACACTCCGGGCTCCCGACGTTGAGGTGGCAGTTCGCGCGGTCCCAGTCGCTGCTGTCCGAGAGGCGCGGGAAGCCCATCAGCTCGCGGGCGTCGGACAGCTCGGTGATCGTGGTACCGACCGCCGCGAGGCGCTTCTCGAGCTCGGCGCGCTGGGCCTTCGTCCAGGTCGAGGGGGCGGCGTGGCGGGCGATCTTCGGAGCGGCGGTGGCGACCATCGAGCACCTCGGTGTTATGTGTGCACAGTAATCACGATCCTCGTAATGTGCACACATAAAGATCGAGAGGTGACACCATGGGGAGACCGCCGAAGAGAGACGCCACCGCCAACAAGCGGATGGTCATCCGCGTCACCGAGGTCGCGCACGCGGAGCTGCACCGCCGCGCGGCCGCGGTCGGGCTCGACTTCAGCGACTGGGCGCTCGCGATCCTGCTCGCTGATCCGCCGCCCGTCGTCCCGGGTCAGCCCGCGCCGAGCTCCGACAGCAAGGCGTCGAGGGCGCCGTAGATCTCCTCGTTGCCGCGGGTCAGCGCCTCGTTGTCGGCGAGCCAGAGGTGGAGCTGCGACCAGGCGTCCATCCGATCGTCCGGGCCGATCGGGAACGAGAGGAGCTCGGCGATGTACTCATTCACGGTCGGCATCCACTCGGCCGAGGGCAGGTAGACGCGCCCGGTCGCCCAGGCCTGCATCGAGAGCTGGGCGCGGGTCGTCTTGTCGCCGAACCCGTCGGGATCGAATCCGATGAGCCCCGGGATCTCGTCGGCCAGGTCGCGGATCAGCGCGGGCCCGTTCGCCTTGAGCTCGACCAGCGTGTACTGCGGGTGCCAGGTTGCGTAGGCCGTGCGCGTCGCCTCGCGCAGCTCGACGTAGTCCATGCGCGCGTGGATCTCGCCGAGCAAGAACCGCTTGGTGCCCTGGATGGCCCAGCCCTGGATGCTGACGAAGCTCCCCGCCGTCGTCTTCTTGAAGGTCGCATCGACCGTCACCACGATCAGGGGCCAGCGCTCGGGCGGTCGCTGCGGATCCCAGTCGTACCGGCGGACCCAGTGCGGCTTCAGCAGGTTCCCGCCGGCCGGGATGGGACGCTGCTGGTAGAGCGCGGCCCACTGCCGAGGCGTGAGCACCCCCTGGATCTGGGTGAGCCGCTCGAGGTCGTAGCGCTCGGCGTGGAGTGCCTCACCAGCGAGGCGGAACTCCTCGTCTTCCTCGGCGACGGCCGGGAAGGACACGACGCGCCAGGCCTCCTCGCCGCGCTGGAGCTGTGCGAGCGCCCTGCCGCTCGGGTCCTCGTCGTGCCAGCGGGTGGCCATCATCAGCACTCCGCCGCCGGGGGCGAGGCGCGTGTAGGCGGTGCTCGTGTACCAGTGCCAGCGGTCTTCCCGGACGGTTTCGGAGTCGGCCTCCTTGTGGTTCTTCAGCAGGTCGTCGAGGACGAGGACGTGCGCGCCTCGCCCCGTCAGCGGGCCGCCTGCGCCGACCGCTTTGTACGAGCCACCACCCGCGGTCCGCCAGTACTCGACCCCGTCCTTGTCGCTCGGCGCGAGGTGGCCCCAACCGAGCCCGGGCTCTTCGAGTACTCGATCCCGGATCACCCGGGCGTCGCGGCTCATGTCGTTCGCGAGCTCCTGGCCGTAGCTCGCGACGACGACCTCGTGGTCGGGGTGGTTGCCCAGGTGCCAGACCGGGAACGCGCGCGAGACGATCTGGCTCTTGCCGTGGCGGGGCGGGGCGGCGATCAACAACCGCGGGTTGCGGCCCGCCGCGACGTCGCGCGAGAACCGCTCGAGCTCGGCGCACAGCTCGCGGTGGAACCAGCCGGCGAGGTAGCTGCGGTGCGACCACCTCACGAACTCGAGGAGGTGCCTCCGCCCGATCTCGGGGTCGGGCTCGGTGAACGCGAGCGCCTGCGCCTGCGCGCGCCAGGTGCGCTCTTGGTCGATCAGTCGACGGGCGGCCACCGCCTGCGCGTGCGTGGCTGCCAGCGTCACGGCCCCTCGCCGATCGGCAGCGCCTGCGCCCAGCACCGGCAGTTGGGCGCGTCGCCAGGGTGGCCCTCGGTCGGGTGCGGATCGTCCCAGCTGCGAACCGTGTCGTCGAGCTCGTCGTGCAAGGGCCTCACGCGGTCGTCCTCCTGCGACCGCCAGACGTACCGGTCCGATCCGAGCTGCTGCGCCCGCGTCTGCGTGACCGCGGCGACGAGATCGCCCGTCGCGTCACGCGCGAGCAGCGCCGCCCGGTCTTCGGCCTTCTCGAGCGCCGCTCGCGCCGCGGCCACCGGATCACTGGCTCCCTCGGCGGCGGCCATCGCCTGGTCGACGAGGGCCTCCTCGAACGCGGAGACGCGAGCGGCGGTGGTCTGGGCCCACGCGTCGAGGTCGCCCGCCGTAGCGCCCGCTGGAGGCTGCGTCGTGGCATCGAGGTCGGTCATCACGGCCGAGGTCACGGACGCGTCGACGGCCCTGGCGACCGGTCGGAGCGACGAGGGCGGGATCGGCAGCGATCTGGCCACTGCGAGCCGGATCCGCGGGCCCAACGATCCGAACCCGAACACGTTGTCCGTCCGGGTGTCGCTGTCCCGGCGCGCGCCGTGGAGCTGCTCGAGCACCACCGTCCGGACGACCCGGGCCCGACGACGGAGCCGGGCCGCGAGCTGGCGCTCGAGGTGCCGGGGCCAGTAGGCGCGGCGGGGCTTCACGCGGGCACCGGTTCGAGCCACCCGACGCCGATCCACCGCGCCTTGACGTGCCCGCCCTGCGGAGCGCCCCACGAGGTTCGGAGCGGTTTCACGAGCGCGATCTGATCGCCGAACCGAGTCCGCTCGAGGTCGAGCACCACGCCCACCCAGCGTGCTCGGTACGTCGAGCGGACGAGCGCGCCGATCTTCATGCGCTGGCCTCGATCGGTCGCAGCCTTCGCTGCAGCTGTCGCCGCACCCACCTCGCGGGGTAGTGCCTGGAGTACGCCTTCAGGTAGTAGTCGAGCCAGCGCGCATCGACCTCCGAGGGGTCGCCTACGCCGTCGACCCGGACCTGAAGACGGATCTCCCTGCGCCCCCTCTTCGCCCGGCGGCCGCTCATGCCCCCGCCCCGCTCTCCGGATCCGTAGCAGCGTTGCCACCCGGTGGCGGGGGCTGCTGGAGCGCCTGGTGGGCCGCTGCGATCGCTGCCTCCTCGCTCGGATCTGGCTCCGGCGGCGGGGGCAGGCCGAGCAGATCGGCCGCGGTCTGCTCGGTGAGCACGCCGCGATCGATGAGCGCCGGGAGCGCCGCGAGACCGCCGCGTCCGCGCAGCTCGGCGCCGAGACCCTGCCGCTCCTCGTCGGGCGGCTCGACCGGCTCGAGCTCGGTGCTGTAGCCGTTCGGCCCGAACCGCGACCGCGCGACGTCGGCCGACGTGTAGACGCCGATGCCAGTGTTGATCTGGTCGGCCTGCGCGATCACCAGCCGGAGATCGGCGATCTCCTTGTCGCTGGGCTCGTTCAGCGGGCGGAACGTGAGCGACCACTCGTCCGGCACCACCCCACCCGTCGGGCCGTCCTGGCTCGCGTACAGCACGGTGTACAGCTGCTCCAAGGGCCTGCGGAGGCGCTGCTCCTGGTAGGTGCTGATCACCTTCCGCTCGCGCTCGAGGCCGGACTGGTCGTCCGTGGACAGCCCGCCAGGCGCTTCGCCGGAGAGCATCGAGCGCGGCCACCCGAGCACCGTCGAGAGCATCGCCTGGGCGGCCTCGGAGAGGTCGGCGAACCCGGTCGCGGGCGTGGCCTTCTTCTCGTAGGTGTCGTTGGGCCCGAGCACGACCATGTTCAGGAGCCCGATCGACTGCGCGATCCTGCGCAGCACCGTCTGAAACGCGCTCGCGTCGTCGCCGGTGGCCTTCTGGGGCAGCGTCGCCACCTTCAACACGTTGACGCTCAGCTCCTGGGCCAGCACCGCGCCGCCCTGGTGGGTCTCGGTCAGGTGCCGCACCTGGTCCCAGATGGCCTGCAGGATCGAGTCGTCCGGCAGGCCGTTGCTGCGCCCCCAGCCCGCGCGCATCTGGCCCGGGGAGCGCTTCGCACCTCGCAGCAGCAGCACCCGGGACGCGTGCACGCGCGTGTTGAGGCCGTCGGCGCCGATGTTCCAGATCCTGGGCAGGCGGTAGCCCGGCTGCCGCACGTCGCGCTCCCACTCGGCGGGGCTGGCCTCCCAGACGTCGAAGACCGGTAGGGACTGCACCATGCCGACGCGCTCGAGGTCGAGCGGCTCTTGCAGCCACAGATCGGGGCGGCTTCGGAAGGCGGGCGGCACGTCGTCCTCGGTGACGAGCAGCACGATCGCGTCGCCGTGGAGCTGTGCGGCCTTCCCTGCGTCGCAGATCGCGTCGTACAGGGAGAGCTCGGACTCGAGCGTCGCCGGGATCTCCGGCACGTCCCAGCCGCGCCGCGTCGCCTCGTTCGGCAGCAGATCGACGATCCGCCTCGGGATCCCACCGTGTCGGTACGACGAATCGAGTTCGCGATCCGAGAGCGGGATCGCGCAGAGGTTCGGGCGCGCGACCGCTCCCTTGTCGCCCCAGCCGCCGAGCCCCGTGAACGGATTCCACGTCGAGTCCGCGCGCGCCTCGCCGACCTCGACTGGACCCGGAAGCATCGGCAACTGAGCGGACGCGTCCGAGCGCGAGGAGAGCCAGTCGAACAGCCGGTCCCAGACCCCCATCGGCGACTCCTCGCTACCCGCAGTGGACGCGGGCCCTGGTGTCAAGTATACGGATCTGAATCCGTCTATCCGGATGAACGGATGAATTTGTGACCCTGCGCGCCGACGGCACCACTGGGACCTGGGAGTACCGCGAGGATCGCGGCGAACTCCTGCGCCCGGTGCGGCGCGGCAACACGCTGCTCGTGGAAGGGGTGGCCGCTCGAGAGGGCGTGCTCGAGTACCGGCGCGCCGACGGCTCGGTCCGGCGCGAGCTCGTCCGAGCGGAGACGCTCAAGCGCGCGGCCGTGAGCCTCGCGCGCGCGCCCGTGACCCTGCTGCACCCTGATCCGCAGCAGCACCCGAACGGCGTCAACGAGGACAACTACTCCGAGCTGGGTGTCGGCGACGTCGACGGCGAGATCCTGATCGGCGACGGTGGGTTCACCCGCGTCAAGATGGCGCTGCGCCGCCGCGACGCGATCGAGGCCGTCGAGAAGGGCGACGCTCGCGAGCTGTCCTGCGGCTACAGGGTCCGCCTCGACGAGACGCCCGGCGAGCACCCGACGTACGGGCGCTACGACGCCGAGCAGATCGAGCGCACCAACAACCACCTCGCGGTCGTCCCGGTCGCGCGCGCGGGCCACGAAGCCCGGGTGCGCGCGGACGGCGCTGTCGCGACCACCGTGATCTCGGCGGGTTCCACCCCTGCCTCCACACCCAGCGGGGCCAAGCCCCCCGGAGCCACCGTGAACCCCAAGTTCCTGCGGCTGCTGACCCTGCTCGGCGTGACGAGCCGGATCGACAGCGACGACGGCGCGATCGAGGCCGCGTGCGGCACGATCGAGAGCCGCCGCAACGACGCCGCCGAGGCCGAGCGCGCCCACCAGACGGCGCTGGCGACCGAGAAGGCGAAGACCGAGGCCGAGAAGGCCCGCGCGGACGCCGCCGAGGCGAAGGTCCGGACGCTCGAGGCGGCCGAGAAGGCGCGCACCGACGCGGCCGAGCGGACCAAGCTCGACGCGACCGCCAAGGCGCTCGGCATCGATCCCGCGCAGCACGCCGACACCAAGGCGCTCGCGCGGGCCATCGCGAGCAAGCACCTGGGCTCCGAGGTCAAGGCCGACGCCTCCGACGACTACGTCCGGGCGCTCGTCGATCTCGCCAGCCAGGGCCGCGGCGACGGGCAGGGCCGCGAGGCAGGCAACCGGGCGTTCGCGCCCCCGCCGCGCCAGGAGGGTGGCAACGTTGCCACCCGCATCGACGCCGCGCCGAAGCGTCGCCCGACCGCCAACGAGGCGCACGCCGCGCGCCTTGCCGAGGCCCGCAAGGCCGGAGGTGCCGCATGACCTGGAGCCTGGTCCTCCTCCTCGCCGCGAGCTGCCTGCTCGGCGGCGTCTCCGCGAACGCAGGCGACATCCGCACCCGCGCACGACAGGGCATCCCCGGCGCCTGGGTCTACGCCGATCCGAACCGGCGCTCGGGCTCCGGGATCAACTCCCAGGGCCAGCTGAAGCAGATCAGCACCGCGACCCTGACCGATCCCGGCGACTCGAAGCACATCACGATCACGATCAACAGCCACAACGTCACGATCGCGACGGGCACGGGCGGTGATGCGGCCTCCCTCGGCGCCGCGCTGGCAGTGGCCATCAACGCCGACCCGATCGCGCGAGCCGCCTGCGTCGCCACCTTCGCGACGACCACGTTGACGCTGACCGGCCAGTGGGCGGGCGCCGCCTTCGACGTGTCGATCGCGTCCGATCCCGACTCGGCGCTCTCGGCGCTGGCCACCGGGACCGCGGCCACCGCGGCCTCGGCCGTCGCGCCCGGGGTGGCGCTGATCACCACCGGGTACAACACGAACGGCGGGCCGACTGCGCTTCCGAACACCGAGACCGAGCGCCTCGTCTGCGTGCCGACGACCTCGATCTTCGTCGCGCAGGTGACCACGATTACGGTCCCGGCCGTCGCCAGCAACGTGCTGGAGGCGGTGGTCTGGGAGGTGCGCGGCGCCGAGGAGATTGAGCTCGTGCGGGTCCAGACGACCTTCGCGACCGACAAGGACACGACCCTCGACGCGTTGATCGCGGCGCTCAACCTCGAGCTGCCCTCGAACACGGTGGACGTGGCGGCCGACAACGCGACCGCCACGGCGCTGATCTTCACCGCCGAGATCAAGGGCTACGAGTTCCGCGCCCGGGTCTTCTGGCGGGTCGGTGGCACCGCACCGACGATCACCGTCGCCGACACCGTCGCCCCCTCGATCTCGACCAGCCTCCACCGCGCGTTCGTCGGGGTCTCCGAGGTCCCGCGCGACACCGAGGCCGCGACGCTGACCAGCACCACCAGCCAGTGGCCCGCCAACGGCGGCGTCCGGTACGGGATCCGCGGCTGCATGTGGGTGAGCAACTCCGAGACCACGGGCCCGACCCAGGGCGGGGACGTGTACGTCGAGCTCGCCCCGGGCTCGACCGCTGGTCAGCTCTACGCCGCCAGCTCGGCCACCCGGGTCGCCCTGTCCAAGCGCGTGGCCCGCTGGGAGCGCGACGGGATCGTCACCGCCGACAACGCCGCCGCTGTCCGACTGGAGGCCTGATGTCCACGTTCCACGATGTGACTCCCGGGCCTTCGCGGCTCACCGAGCAGGGGATCCGCTCGATCGTCCGGCAGGCGGCGCTGCTCGCCGGCAACCGGCCCCCAGTGGACGCCCACTACGACTCCGACGGACTCGTCTGCGCCGACGGGGCGATCGAGGCCTACCGCGCCGACTGCGACCGGCTCGTCTTCGAGGAGCTGAACCGCCGCGGGTGGCGGCCGGGCCCGCGGTTCCAGCAGCTGCTGCGCAACGACGAGTTCGCGCGAAACGACTCGTTCGGGGTGGGCGCGGCTGCGTTCCCCACCGATCTCGAGTTCATGCGGTCGCAGATCCTGCTCGAGCCGCGCGCGCCGCTCTCGGCCGAGGCGCTGTTCCCGCTCGACACGAGCGTCCCGCTCGGGGCGCGCACGCACGCGGTCCGGCGCCGGCTCGGCAGCGGCGAAGCCCAGATCTACCGCGGGGGGAACGAGATCCCGCGTGTGACCGGCTCGTACATCCGCGAGTCGTGGGGGATCGCCTACGTCGTCTGTGCGACGGAGACGAACTACTTCGAGCTCGCCTCGCAGGACTTCGCGAACCTGAACGAGGCCCAGCAGGATCTGGCGGACGCCCGGCGCTTCGTCGACGAGCGGATCAACCGGATCTACTGGTGGGGCGACGTCGGCTCCAACATCTACGGCGTGCTCACCCACCCGAGCATCCCGCGGATGGTGATCAGCACCGCGTTCGACGGGACCGCCTCGGTCGACACCGTGGTCGCGGCGCTGTTCGATTTCTGCCACAAGCCGATGGTCACGTCGGTCGGCGTGTTCGCGGCGGACACCCTCGGGCTCTCGCCGCGCCTGTACGCCTTCTGCTACTCGCCGCGGTTCACGAACGGCGCTCCGGGGCGCACGATCGCCCAGATGCTGCTCGACACGAGCCCCACGATCAAGCGGATCGTGATGGTTCCCGAGCTCGCCGCCGCCGGCCCGTCCGGCGAGGACTGCATGCTCGTGTTCCGCAGCGACGCGGAGTCGCTGGCGCTCGTCCGCGTGCAGGCGACGACCCAGATGCCCGTGTTCCAGACGGGGCCGTTCGATCAGATGACGGCCGTGTTCGGCGCTACGGGCGGCGTGACCTCGCTGAACGCCGGAAACAACCTGATCGGCATCGTCACCACCTCCTGATCGGAGCCAGCCGTGGCCCAGCCCATGATTCGGATCGAGAACCGCAAGCGCAGCACCTGGGTCTTCGAGGCGTGGAAGCCCGCCGCCGTGGAAGGCGGGCCGCCCGTCCACGACCACGAGAACGATCTCGTGATCGGCGACGCCGCGAACACGCCCGAGGTGATGAAGAGCCACGGCGTCACCTACAGCCGGCGTTGTCCGAGCCCGGTCGCGACGATCCCGAAGGCCCGCTTCGACGCCCTCACGCAGGCCGACCGGAAGGTGATCGACGCGCTCGTCAAGGCCGGCGACTTCCAGGTCTCGCAGGTCGCGGCCTGATGTCGAGCAGCGTCCTCGAGCTCTACCGACGCCGCGTGCCTGGGCACTTCGCTGTGCCCGACGACGTGGTGTCGGACGCGCTCGAGGACGCTGCGTCGAGCCTCTCGGCCACCGCCTTCGGCGCGCAGTTCGCGCTCGCGTGCGTCTGGTGGGCCGCGGCGCGGATCGATCCCGACGTCCAGGCCGGCGCCTACCCGGTGGACGGCAGCTGCGAGCCCCCCGAGCCCATCGATCCGAAGAAGGCCCCGCCGCCGCCCGACTACTGGGCCCGATTCGAGCGGATCCGCGACAGTCGCGCGGCGAGCGGGCCGTTCGTGGTGGGCTCGTGCTGATCGACGCGGCCACCTTCCGCCAGCACTACCCGATGCTCGCGGGGACCGACGAGGACACGCTCCTCGGCCACTTCATCGTGCGCGCCGACTCGCTGATGGCGGACTGGTGCGGGTTCCCGACGAATGACGACGGGACGACCAGCATGGCGGCCTCGTCGTACGATCTGCTGTACGACGGCCCCGGCACGCGCCAGCTGGGGCTCCTCTGCCTGGGCGTCCGCCCGCTCGTCTCCGTCGAGACCGTGACCGTCGACGGGACCGTCCTCGCGGAGACCACGGACTACACGATCGACTACCCGGGCGGCCGGCTCGGCCTCGTCTCGGGTGGCGCGCTCTCGAGCTGGCCCGTCGGCTTCCAGCGGATCGAGATCGAGTTCCACGCCGGCTACGATCCGGTGCCCGACGCGCTCGTCGCGATCTGCGCTGCGGAGGTCCGGCACCTCTGGGACCTGCGGAACACGCAGGGGCAGAGCCAGTTCCAGTCGTTCGGCGACTCCCAGACCCTGACCGATCGCGACGCGCTGATCCCGGCCGCGGTGCAGCAGGCGCTGGCCGCCTACAAGGTGTGCCGGTGACGACGCTGCCCGCCATCGTCGCCGCGATCCTGACGGCGCTCGCCGCCGATCTCGGCACCTTCGACCTGTCCGGCCAGGACCAGGTCAAGGAGGGGACGTACACGGATCCCCCGACCGGATCGGAGCGGTGCTTCGCGTGTCTGCCGCCGGCGGAGCTCGTCAGCAGCGAGCCGCACGGCCAGCCGGTGGCGTACTACCTCGAGACCTGGCGCCAGACGATCCGAGCCTGGGCGCCCTCGACCGCGAGCACCGCCGACAGCAAGGCGTCGACCTCGCGGCAGCTCGCGGCCCAGATCGAGCAGGTGCTCGACCGGGCTCGGCTCAACGACTACCCCGCGGCCACGGTTCCGATCTGGGCGTGTGCGACCTGGGTGGTGAGCGGGGCCAAGCAGAACCCGTCGGCCGCGAACGCAGCCTCGACCTGGGCGCACGTCGAACTGACCGTCACCTTCTCCTTCCCCCGACTCGTCGGACGTGGAGCCTGAGATGAGCCTCTCCGCGAACCCGAAGTTCGACACGAATACGTACCTCAACGTCTACGACGGCGGATCGGCCTC